AACCTCGCGCGCGCCAACCTCGCGGGCGCCGACCTCGCGGGCGCCGACCTCGCGGGCGCCGACCTCGCGCGCGCCAACCTCGCGGGCGCCAACCTCGCGGGCGCCGACCTCGCGGGCGCCAACCTCGCGCGCGCCAACCTCGCGGGCGCCAACCTCGCGGACGCCAACCTCGCGGACGCCAACCTCGCGGACGCCAACCTCGCGGACGCCAACCTCGCGGACGCCAACCTCGCGGACGCCTACAATCTGCCGGACGGAACGCAGAAGGTGGATCCGCCCGAGCCGTACACTCGAGTCGTCGATCCTGCCCGCTACGGGCAGCGCGCGGAGCGATACCGGCAGCGTCATCCCGACGTGCCCGTCGTCCCGGATCTCGACCGGAAAATCCTGTCCGTCGTCGAGTCGGGTGCCGGCAAGCTGGACATGTCGCAGTGGCATTCCTGCGAGACGACCCACTGCCGCGCGGGCTGGGCAATCACGCTGGCCGGTGACGCCGGTCGCAAGCTGGAGGCGGAGCGCGGTCCGGCCATGGCCGGACACATGATCTACATGGCGAGCACCGGGCGGTCCGCGCACTTCTACGCGACCACCGCGAGAGCGATGGAAGACATGAGACACCGAGCGGCGGAGGCGCAGCCGGCGTGAAGATGCTCGACGAAGCCGAGCGACGGGTGCTGGTCGGGCTTTCCGCCATCGCGGCCGGAGCGCCGCGGTTCGTGAACTTCGACCCTGTCGTAGACGCGGCGTGCAACCGGCTCGAAGCGTGCGGCCGAGCGGCGAGTCAGATCGTTCCGCACGACGTCTACGGAATCGCCGTCCAAACGGACATCACGAGCGAAGGGCAGAAGGCGCTACGCGTGGACAACATCATCCGAGGGCTGGTGCGATGAACCACCCCGGCGGCTGGCGCGCGACGCTCGAGTTCCTCGACGCCGACGGCGCTGTGGTCGGCTCGATGCGCCTGCGAGAGCGGGGGTGCGACTCGTCCTGCAGCAAGGATCTCGTCATCCCCGCCGGTCTGAAGTGGCCCAAGGGCGCGGTGCAGGGGCGCATCGTCGACGACATCTTCGGGCACTTCCATCACATCGAGGTGATTCCGTGGCGGACTGGAGCCGCAGATGGGTGACCGTCGCACCGGACGCGCTCACGCTCGGCGCGAGCCGAAACCGTCGGCGTTCGACCTCGCCGTCAACGCGGCGCTCGTGCGCCGTTCCGAGCTCGCCGAGTCGGTGGCGCTCGCCTACCCCGAGTACGACCGAGTCGCGGTCGAGTTCGGCGCGCTCGGCAAGGCGACCTTCAATCACGAGGCGGGCTCCGTCTTCGGCTACGCGGTGCGGATGTACCGGGCCGAGCTGACGGAGCCGGTCATCGAGGTGTGGGTGCCAGTGGAGGCCTCGGACGCGGCGGTCACGGCGGAGCTCGAGGCGGCGTTCGCCAAGCTCGGAGGCGCGTGATGGCGGAGCTCTACGTCGCGACCGAGGACGAGCAACGCGGTCTCGTTCGGATCGGCGATGAGGTCATCGACGTGGCGGCGGCGTTCACGCCGTACGAGGGGAAGGACTGGGCCGTGGTCGCCAGCACCAACGACCCCTCGGAGTGGCCCGCATTCTTCGACGCGGCGTCGCGGCTCCGGTGGGACTTCAGGCACTCCGTGGACCGGGGCGCCCTCACCTATCTCTTCTTCGCGCGGCGTCGCCGCTGACGTGAAGCTCTCAGGCTCGAGCGGGACTCGGGCGCAGAAAGGACAGACCCATGGCCAAAGCAGCAACGAAACCGCGCCCTTCAATCCGGTCGATTCGGCTCGAGCGGCTCACGGAGGCGACGCTCCGCGTCGGCGCGAACCGACTCAACGACCTCATCGAGATGCCGGTGCCGCCGGCGAAGCTCGCTGGCAAGGAGGAGCTCGTCCGCGCGATCGCCGGGTGGATGAGCGAGCACGGCGATCCGGAGCAGTGCGCGGACTGCACGGTCTGCGGCGGCATCATGGACATGCGCCTCGTCGACACCGGGAGCATTCCGGCGGAGTGCGTCTACTGCGGTGTCTCGAGCGACGACGAGACCGGTGACCCGCCGGCGGATCCGGAGCCCGAGGTGAAGTCATCGCCGCGTGCCACGGTGGTGACGAAGCCCGTCGTCGTCGAAACGAAGGCGATCGTCGTGACGACGCCGGAGCCGTCGAGGACGAAGCTCGAGGACATGGCCATCGTGACCGTCGCAGACATCGCGCATCTCGCGCCCGAGCAACGGTCCCTCGTCGTCGAGATCGCGCAGTTCCGCGAGCGCCTCCAGGGCGCCGTGCAGACGGTTCACGAGGAGATGTGGCGCACCGGCAAGTGGCTGAAGGAGCTCGAGCAGACCGGCCGCTGGGCGAAGCACCCGGACGCCTACGAGACGTGGGAGTCGTTCGTCACCGCGGTGTTCGGTGGGCTCGTCACGCCGAAGCGAGCAGGCGAGCTCATGGCGTACGCCGCGGCGAACACCGAGCACGCGCCGCAGCTCGCCGAGCGTCGGCTATCCCTCCCTGCCCTGCCGAAGCCGAAGGCGGCGAACGAGGGCATGTCGACGAGCGAGCCCGGCAAGCCCGCGACGGTGACGCAGCTTCCGAAGAACGAGATCGCGCTTTCGGGTGTCGCGCCGATGGCGTCGCGGCTCCGGTTCCTCACCGCGGCGGGAAAGCCGGCGAGCAAGCTCACCGAGGACATCGAGTGCGTCGAGGAGCTGCCGTGCGGCGTCATCCAGCGATTCACGCTGAAGCGCGACCGGCACGGGAACCTCGAGCTGAAGATTCGACGCACCCGCGGCTGAACCTGCGCATGGCTCTCCTCCGCCGCGGAAAGAAGACTGCGCCCGCTGAACCGCGGCGGAAGGAGAAGCCGAAGGCTCGAGCGAAGCCGAAGTCCACGGCGGCGGCAGCGCCGCTCGCGACGACGGCGGACGCCGTTCGCGACGTGGCGATCTTCGACGAGATCCGGTCGTGCTTCTGGGAGCCGACCGAAGTGCTGTCCGCGTTGCTTGGCGCGAAGTACCAGCTCACCGAGGACGAGGCCCGGAAGCGGATCTCGAACGCGAAGCGCACGCTTCGGCGCCACGCCGTCGAGTCGCTGAAGACGTCGAAGGAGGATCTCTTCCTACGCCAGCTCGAGGACAGCGGACGCGCACGTCGCGAGCGCCGCTGGGACGACGCGCGCGCCGCCGACCGGTTCATCATGGAGCTCACGGGCGCGGCCGCGCCGAAGAAGGGCGTACTCGGCATCGCGAACCTGGGAGGCTTGAGCGGAATCGACCCGCAGGTCGCCGGCCTCCTGGGCGTGATGAACGTCGACGAGGTGGAGGCGATCATCGCCGAGGGTGAGGAGGTGGGCGATGACGGATGAGGCTGAGACCGGCCGGTCTCCGAAGCTCGATGCCTTCCAGCGCGGGCTCGCGCGCCGGCGCGCGCGCTGCCAGGCAGACCCCGCGGAGTTCTTCTCGGCGACGTTCCTGAATCCGGAGCGCCCTCACGCCGGCGGACCGATGCGCTGCGCGGCGCACCAGCGCGTCGGGTTCGCCTTCATGGAGGCGCATCACCGCGGCGTGCTGCGCTGGCCGACGGACACCGGCAAGACGATCTCCGTCGCGGCGTACCTGCTCTGGAAGCTCGGCAAGAACCCGCACCTATCCGGGCTCCTCGCGGGGAAGATCCAGGACATCGCGAAGCGGTCTTTCCGGCTGCTCCGGACGTACCTCGAAGAGCCACGCCTGCTCGCTCGCGTGCAGATGACGTTCCCCGAGCTCGGCCTCACGGAGTCGGACCTCGCGGCGCGGACGACGACGAGCATCACGGTCGAGCGCGGCGAGGGCAGCCTCGACCCGTCGCTGCAGGCAATCGGCCTGTACACGGCCGCGCAGGGCAAGAAGCCGTCGCTCATCATCGCGGACGATCTCCTCGACCGCACGAACACGCAGACGAAGTCCCAGCGGACGAAGCTCGAGCAGGACTTCCCGTCGCAGCTCGTGTCGCGCCTCGTGAGCGACGAGGGCTCCGTCTACCTCGTGAACGTGCCATGGCACGAGAGCGACCTCACGTTCTGGCTCGAGGACGAGCAGCAGGGCTGGCCCGTGCTGCACATGGATCTGCTCGGCAACGTCCGTCTCGCGAACACGGACTGGCAGACGCCGCTCCTCCGGCCGAGCGAGAAGCGCCCGGGCTGGTTCCGGCTCACCGAGCACGACTCGCCCGAGTACGCGAAGCACGCCGACGTCGAGCTCCCTCCAGGGACGCGGGAGTGGTTCGACCACGAGGACGAGGTCCCGCTCTTCCCCGAGCGCTGGCCGACGGAGCGCATCGAGGACCACCAGCACGGCGAGAACCGGGAGCCGCCGGCGGAGTTCGCGCGCTCGCGCATGTGCCAGCCGAAGAGCGACGAGGAGCAGCGCTGCCACATCCAGTGGATCGACGGCGGCTTCGACGACGTGACGGAGGAGACGTACCCGGGCTGCAAAGTCATCGAGCCGCCGATGTCGCGCCTCTCCGAGGACCGGCTCGGGCGGCTGCCGGTCTACATCGGCGTCGACGTCGCGTGGGGCGAGGACGAGCACTCGGACTGGAACTCGTTTTTCGTGCTCGGCGTCGGACCGATGGGCGAGCGGATGCTGCTCACGATCGAGAGCGAGCGCGTCATGACCGGACCGGAGATCGTCGACAAGCTCGTGGACCTCGACGAGCGCTTCGAGCCCAAGATGTTCGAGGTGGAGAGCGTCGGCGCGCAGAAGTACCTGCTGCAGTTCGCGCGAAAGCAGAAGGCCACGATCAAGGTGCACGGGTTCTCCACGACGAACGTGAAGAAGTCGGACGAGTACACGGGGATCGAGTCGCTCTTCACGGAGTTCGCCGGCGGGCTCTGGCGCATCCCGTCCAACGCGAAGAAGGTCTGCGTCCCCGAGGTGCAGGCCTTCGTCGACGAGTGCCTCGCGTATCGGCCCGGGCAGCACCCCGGCGATCGACTCATGGGCGGCTTCTTCGCGCGCGCGGCCGCCGACCGCCTCATCCGGACAATCGAGCGATCGGGCGGCAAAGTCGGCGCGGTGCCGAAGGCGGACGCGGCGGCGCTCCAGGGAATGAACGAGCGCTGGGGGTCATCGAACAGCTATTCCTTCAAACGAGGCAGCGGTGGCGGCGGGTTTTAGGAGGTAGGATGGCGACCGTGAAGGCAATCATTATCTTAGGCGACCAGAGCAGACACGAAGTCGAGATCGATTCGGAGTTGCTCGCGCGCGGACGGCTCGAAGTCGCGATGAATGACTCCGCGGCCGCCAGGGTCTTGAGGACGACACCGAAGACCGACGTGGTCTCGACGGTGAGGCACTGCTACCGAGCTGGCAGCGACGACGGCGTGCCTGTGTTCAAGGAGCGTTAGCGATGAGCGAACTAACCCACGGCGAGGAAGCGATGCTGGAGCTGGGCGCGCTCGGCGCTCCTCCGCCAGAAATCGGGCCCGATGGGCAGACGGTCACGGACTGCAGAGCGGTCATGATCGAGTCCCGTATTCGGCCGATACAGCGCCACTACGGGGCACCGATCATGCACCTGCCAGATGGCCCGAAGTTCATCAGGGCGGTGTTCAGCTTCGACCGCGGTGACGAACGCGCCGCAGAGTGGACGGGCGCGGCTTGGGAGTGGCTCCCGGAAGCAGAGCCGACGCCCAAAGCGGCGGCGAAGGCAACCAGTTGCCCGGCGTGCCGCCGATACTCCAAAGACGGTGGGCGCCACCGCTACGCGACCGATGAGGACGAGCTCCGGCTCGCGCTCAGCGACGTCATGTCGGAGGACTCGGAAGAGGCCGTCGTAGCGCTGCTCCGCTACATCGCGAAGCCGCTCGAGTCGCGTTCGTGGGAGGAGATGCAGACGCTCCTCCCGGCGGCGCCGTGGAGCTACCTGGCGCTCGATGCTCTGTGCACCGCGGGTTTCATCGACTGCGGCGTGAGCATCCGGCATCCGTGGATCACGCCAGCCGGCGAGGCGGCGCTCGTGCTCGTCAAGAAGCACGCGGAGCACCTCGAGCGGTGGCTCGCCGGGATGGTGCCGTGAGCACCGGCGGCCTGTGGAACTCTGCACCGCTGCGGGCGTCCGTGACGGACGAGCCGCCCGGTGTGCGTCTGGACGGGAAGGGCGACGACGTCGCGGTGCGCCCTGGTTCTGACCTCGACTTCCTGCTGACCAAAGCATTCGAAGAACGCTCCGACATCTCGATCCGCGACGGGGCCTATAGCGGAACCGCGACGCTCATAGGGCGTGATGAGGACAGCGACCGACCCGGCATCGTTTGCTTCCGCGTGACGTGGGATGTCGTCGAGCACGACGACGACGAGCGCACTCGGATGGAGTGTCTCTCGCGCGCTCGGTGAGACGACAGCACGGCCGCGCCCTGGACGGCTGACGTGTAGTGCGAGACTCTCGAAGCCGTGAAGGTGACGGCGCACGAGATCCAGCACGGAGGACGAAAGCGTCGCGTGTTCGGCGTCACCATCCGGATCCCGCTGCTCGAGTCGGAGTGGGAACGCCTGCAGGACATCGCGCTGCGGCGCTCGCTCTCGCTCCGTGAGCTCTGCCGGCGGACGGTGCTCGCGGTGCTCCTGGGCGTCCGGCGCTTCGGCGACCCCGACGAGAAGGACGCGCGGCGTGCGCTTCGGGAGCTCGCGCAGGTCGAGCTCGTCGAGGAGCGGTTCGAGTGCGGCGGGTGCCTGGCGCTCCGAGAACGCCTGGCGGCGGAGCGGGCAGCGCGCGCGGCGCTCGAGTCGGAGCTCGCGCGGCGGGACATCGAAGCGCTCCGCGCCGCGGCAGTGAGGGCGGCGTGACGCTGAAGCCGATCACGCCCGCGGGCATCATTCGCGCCGCCGCCGCACCCTACGATCCACGAGCCGTCGTGGTGATGCATCGCCGACATTTCGAGCCGATGGTCCATCGCGATGGACGCGAACGGAGACCGTGCGGGTACACATGGGTGCAATATCCCGACGGACCGTACGAGTGCCCCGTCTGCGTGACCGACCAGCCCATGCCGTTCGCCATGCGGTGCCAGGATCCCAGCCAGTTCCTTGGTCACGAGTGGGTGTGGGTCGATGGTCACGGTCCGACGGGGCGCTGGGAGCCACTCTCGGACTACGTGCTGATGCCGCGGGCCGACTGGGAGGCCGCCGTGACCGCGCTGCGAACGCTGCCGCCTCACGTGCTCGAGCCGGGCATTTCCGTCATTCCGCAGCTCGTCGAGAAGCTCGCGGAGGCGTACGTCCGGCTCGGGCAGCTCGAAAAAGATTCGGACTCCGGTCGGCATGGTGCGCAGGGAGATCTTGCGACGCTTCAGATCTTGGGCCATGAAACACCGACCGGGGACCGAGCGTGAGCGACGGCGCCCGCACGCTCTGGATCTGGTACGTCGCGCCGGGCGACGCGCACGGGCGCTACTGGGCCGTCGCGCCGGCGGGTAGCACGCACCCGGAAGTCATCGCGGACGTGGTGCACATCAAGGTGCATTCGCGCACGCAACGCGCGTGGGACATCGGCCGAGGGTTCCTCGAGGTGGAAGGCCGCCTCCTGGTAGTCCGCACCGTGGCGGACCGAATCGAGGCCACCATCATCGAGCCCGACGACCGACCAACTCTCCCGCCCCCGCCGTCTGCTGCTGACCTGGCCGCGTCCTTCCCTAACGATCCGGAGATTCCCGTCTGAATGGCTCTGCGCCGCATCAAGGGTCTGTCGTCCTACTCCGTGTTCTTCGTGTGCGACGCGAAGAACCACCGCTTCGAGCTCTTCGAGCGGAACGTCTCGCCGCCCGTCTGGAAGTGCACGAAGTGCGGATGCTTCGGCTTCATGCTCCGGCGCGGCGTCGCGTTCCGGAACGGCAAGGTGAAGGCCTACCGGTGCTCGACGAGCGGATGTTCGCGGGAGGCGAAGATCCGGAGCAAGGTGCGCGGCAACGGCGGCCTCTACGACTACGCGTGCAGCGCGGACCACGCGACGGGGGAAAAGTTCCAGGCAAACGCCGTGGAGCTCGCCGCGAGGCGAGAGCAGGCGGCGGACCGCGCGGACGTCAGGAGAGCGACATGACGCGAATCAAGATTGTTTGCGCGGCACCGAAGACGGAGAGGCTCGCCGGTGTGGGCCCGACCATGATCACCTATCCGTCGGGCGGCGACGTGAAGGTGCTCGCGATCGACGATGACGGCACGGAGCGGGACATCTCCGGCAGCGTCTGCCGTGTCACGTGGGAGGCGAAGCCCAACGAAGTGCCGCGAGCGATGGTCGAATTCCTGGGCGCCGAGATCGACGCGGAGGGCGTCATCGAGAGCCAATTGGCGCCGCCGCGGGAGCAGCCTCCGTTTCCTTCGCCGTTGCGCCGCGCGCTCCGTGAGCACGATGAGCGGGTCGACGGACACACGGGTCTGCCGTTCGGCGAAGAAGGCCCCCGGTGAAGTGGGTCTGCCAGGACTGCTTTGATCTGCTCCCGCACGCCGAGCAGGTGAAGGCGGCGAGCGTCACGAGCCTCGTCGTGCGCTGCTGCAGCATCTGTCCCTGGGCGACGAAGCGCGTCGTCTGGGTGAGCGCGCTCCTGGCGGAGCGCATTCAGACCCTTCGCAAGCGGCCGGCGGCCGAGCCGTGCGAGCGGCACCGCGTCGCGCAGTGCGTCCCCTGCCACCCGGTGACCCCATGAAGCTCTCCCCCACCCTTCTGCCGGGCGACGCGGCGGCGCTCCTCGAGGCCGAGCTCCCGATGCTCGACGCGATCGAGAGGGCGGCGACGTCCGAGGAACGCGAGGCGGCGCTCGCGACGACCCGTGCGTGGCTGGTGTCGACGGCGGCGCAGCTCCGGCAGCAGGACCCGCGCGCCGCGCGGAACCCGGTGCCGGCGCCGAGCGCGCCCAAGGCCGCTCCCGTGAAGGCGCCGTGCGACTGCTCGAAGAAAGTTCCGACGGTGGGGGCGACGCTCGGCGAGAGGCTCGCGCGCGCGGCACTAGAGCGGTTCTTCCCGTCAAGCTGACGCGCCCTGTCGTGGGCGGCCCCGCGCGGTGTAGGGCCCGCGCGAATGGCGCTCGTCCGAAGGCAGGCCACGGCACCGATCACGCGGCGCATTGCGACCGCGACGCCGCCGGCGGGCTTCGACCAGCTGGGCAACCGCGTCATCCGTCGCGTCCGGAACACGCGAGAGAACCCGCGGCAGATCTTCGGCGCATCGCTGAACCTGGAGCGGATCGCCGGCGCGCTGCAGCAGGCTGACCTCGGCGCCCCGCGCGCGCTCTGCGACCTTTCCCGCGAGACGATCGACACGGACCCGCACCTCGCGGCCGTCCTCCAGAAGCGGATCGGCGCCCTCGCGTCGCTGCCGCTGGAGGTCATTCCGGCAGACGGACCAGGCGTCGACCCCGACAAGGCGACCTACTACGCCGACGTCGTCCGGGCTCAGGTCGAGCGCATCCCGAATCTGAAGCTCGCGTTCCGGCAGCTCGCGTGGGGGCTCTTCGACGGGCGCTCGGCGCTCGAGAAGCTCTGGACGCTCGTTCCTGGTTCCGTGCACCCCCGCTACGGACAGGTGAAGTGGGTCGTCACGGGGCTCGAGTGGATCCACCCGCGCCTACTCAACATCGGACCGAACCGGGAGCTCCGCTATGTCGAGCGCCAGGGCGTCACCGGCTTCACCGACGAGGGCATCGCGCTCCGCGATCTGCCGCGGCACTTCATCTGGTTCACGCCGCAGCTCTTCGGCGACTACATCGAGCGCGAGGGGCTCGCGCGGCGCTGCCTCTACTGGTCGTTCTTCAAGCGGTTCGGCGCGCGCGAGCGCATGATCCTGCTCGAGCTCTTCGCGAAGCCGTGGCGCACGGCCGTGATCGACAAGGACGCCGACATCGGCGAGAACGACATCGACGCGATCGAAGAGATCCTCGAGCAGCTTCCCGGCAACGGGTACGGCGCGTTCCCGCGTGGCGTCTCGCTGAACGTCACCCAGCCGCAACGCATGGCGGGCGACATTCACCAGGAGACGATCGAAGAGGCCGACAAGCAGAACAGCAAACTCGTGCTCGGTCAGACGGGGACCACGGACGCCCAGGCGATGGGGCTCGGTTCGACCCAATCCGTCGTGATGCAGAGCGAGCAGCTCATGATCACGCTCGCCGACGCGGACATGCTGAGCGAGGTGATCGAGGACTACCTCGGCGACCAGATCATCGAGGCAAACTACGGCGCCGCGGAAGTCGCCCACGCCCCCCGCCTCGTCTTGAAGGCGGACCTCAAGAACCGCGAGAAGGAGCTCGACCGTCTGAAGAAGACCGTCGAAGGCGGCATGCCCGTCTCACTGAAAGACGCGTACGAGGTCTCGGGCTTCCGTCAGCCGGCCGACAACGAGGCCGTCATCCGGATGGTGACGCGAGCTTCTGGAGGCGAGTTCCCCGCGACACCGGAAGCCACCATCGTCTACCCGAAGGGCCAGGCGGAGCAGCCCGGGGACCTCGCGGCACAGCCTGGCGAGGCGACGACGGAGAACGACGGCGCCGGCGGGAAGACCGACGCGCCGCCCGCGGCGTTCGAGCTTGCTCCAACAGATCTCGCGAAGGTCGTCTCGGTGAACGAGGCGCGCCAGACGAAGGGGCTCGGTCCTCTCCTCGGCGCAGACGGGAAGACCGATCCTGATGGCGCTCTCACGATCGCAGAGTTCGAGGCTAAGCGGCTCGCCAAGGGCGAGGTGCAGGGCAAGGAAGCGGCGGGCGTCGAACCCGCTGAGGATCCGCCGTCGCCACCTCCGCCCAGCTCGAACGACGGACCGCCGAAGGCATCCCCCGCCCCACCGCCTCCGAAGGGCCCGAAGCCGCTTCCCCCGCCTGCGCCGAAAGCTCCGGGTACGCCCGCCGTAGGTTCTTCGGAGGAGTCCGACGAGCAGCAGTCGGGCGCCGCATCCGACGACGCGGCGGACGCGACCGGCCTACGCGCGGCAGGCGGCGTCTCGCGAGCGGTGCTGCTCGCGCGCGGCGCGGTGACCGACCAGGGAGCGGAGCGCATATTCGCTGCCTTCGGAGAGCGCGCGCCGGTCGTTCTCGCGGCGATGGGCGAGCGCGCGCTCATGCTGACGCCGCACGAGCTGTATGGCGAGCACGTCTGCGCTGCGAAGCAGCCGAGCTCCGTCTACGGCTCCATCGAGGCGATCATCGCCAAGGCCGTCCCGGAGCTCGCGCTGCGCACGTCCGAGTGGGCAAAGAAGCTCATCTCCGCCGGCAGTGGACTCGACAGCCCGATTCAGATCTACGGCGCCGTGAGCCGCGCGGCGCGCGGGCTCGACCTGGACGAATACGTCCGGTCGCTCTCGCGGCGAGTACTCCACGGCGAGATGCTCGGCGCGCTCGACTCGAGCTACGAGGCCGCACACGACGTGGAGATCGCACCGGCGAAGTTCGCCGCCCCGGCAGACAAGGCCGCGGTACCGGCGAAGCCCGGCTTCGCGGACAAGAGCTTCAAGTCCGCGCAGTCCTTCTTCGAGTCGAAGGACGTGCTGACGAAGGAGAAGTTCGACGCGCTCGCCGCCGGCGCGAAGCGTCGCGCGTTCACGGTCGCGCGGCTCCAGTCGCAGGATCTCCTGAACCTCGTGCACGCGGAGCTCGGCCGAATGATCGGCGAGGGCGCCGACGTGAAGCAGTTCTCCAAGTTCATGAACGAGCGGATCGTCTCCGCCGGGTGGACGCCCGCGAGTTCGTCGCACATCGAGACGATCGCGCGAACGAACATCGCGCAGGCTCACTCCGTCGGGCGGCTCACCGAGATGACGCAGCCAGCGGCGCTCGTCGATCGCCCGTACTGGCAGATCCGCGGCGTGAAGGATTCGCGGCAGCGACCGACTCACGGCGCCGTCGACGGCTGGGTGCTGAAGGCGAGCGACCCGTTCTGGCAGCACGCGGTGACGCCGTGGGGATACAACTGCCGCGACCGGATGAGCTCGCTCTCCGAGAAGCAGGTGAAGGCGCGTGGCCTCACCGTGCACGACGGAAGTGAGATTCAGGACCTTCCCGATCCGGGCTTCAGCGGCAGCGGCATGCGTTCGCTCCTCGGCGACTTCGGCGTCTGAGCGTCGGCCATCGCGCCGAGACGTCCTTGACACGCGGCGCAGACCGCGGAGTAGGGCCGCGAACGTCGAGGGCTGGCACCTCAACCGCTGGAGAAGAAACCCGATGCTCGATCGAGAACTCAAGGCGTTCAACGCCCGCATCCGAAAGCAAGCGTTCGACGTCGCGTTCGGGGACATCACCGCCGCGGCTATGACGAAGTTCCTCGACTTCGCGTCGGCGCTGCCCGCGGATGCATCGATCGTCGGCGTCGATGCGAACGCGACGACCGCCTTCACCGACGGCGCCAGCGGCACGTTGAAGGTCGACCTTGGCTTCAGCGGCGCCACGACCACGCTGATGGTCGGTGGTGCAAACAACCTCGGAACCATCAACCGCGTCGGCAACGGCGCGGCAGACGGCTGCCCGCAGTTCGCCGGCGGCAAGACGCCGCGAGCCTCGTTCACGTCGAACGTGAATCTCAGCACCCTCACCGCCGGCCAGTGCAGGATCCACGTCTACTACGTCCTGCTCGACCAGGTTTCTCGAGAGGATCGCGGCTAAACGTGGCACTCCGTCGTCGCTCCACGCCGCAACACCTCCGTCTCGCTCGCGAGACGACGAGGACGGTGCGCCTCGCGTTCCTGCTCTCCGCAGACGCCGTGGGCGACGGACCGAAGTGGCAGCAGGTCGCTCTCGAGGGCGACTACAAGGGCTACGGCGGCGGCGAACTCCCCTTCAAGCTGACGAAGGAGACGTTCGACGCCATCGTCGCGAACTTCCACGCGCACCCCTGGTTCCTCGCCGGTTCGGACGGCAAGGGCACCTCGGACGTCATCCCGTGGGACTTCCACCACGCCTCCGAGTACGAGGCGACGAGCGGCACGATCCCGGCGACGGGCGCGCCCGCGCAGGGCTGGGTGCTCGATCTCGAGACCCGTACCGGCACGAGCGGCGCCGAGCTCTGGGCCCTCACCCGCTGGCTCGAGCCCGCGAAGAGCTACGTCAAGAACGGGCAGTACAAGTCCGCTTCCGTCGCCGTCGCGCTGAACGCGATCGACGGCAAGACGGCGAAGCCGATCGGTCCGCTGCTCACGTCGGTGGCGCTCACCAATCAGCCCTTCATCGAGGGCATGACTGACCTCGCCGCGGCGAAGGATGCTCCGACGCAGGAGCGCGTCCGGCTCGACTACTACTACTCGGCTGGAACGCCCGAAGAGGCGCAGTCGAGCATCCGCCGCTGCCTCGGCCTGCCCGTCACGGCGACGGCGGAAGAAATCCGCGGTCAGCTCGAGACGCTCGCTTCGCTGCTCGCGACCGGTGCCGACATGACCGGCATCGACGTCGACGACATCATCGGCGGCATCCGCACGATCCTCGGACTGCCCGCCCTCACGCTCGCTTTCGACGTGATGGCGCAGGCGCTCCTGCTGTTCACCCCGGGCGCCGTCACCGACGACAGCGCCACCGAAACCGAAACCGATCCTGGCGACGCCGCAGCGGCGCCCGCCGCAGCCACTGCATCCAGGAACCCTCAGGAGAGATCCACCATGTCCCTCAGCAAACTCCTCGCCTCGAAGCTCGGCGTCAAAGAGACCGACGACGCCATCGGCAACTCCGTCATGTCTCTCCTCTCGATCCGCACGGCCTTCGTGTCGGCGCTCGGGCTGGATCCGGACATCAGCGACGAGCGCCTCGCCGATCGCGCGGCGGGCATCGCGAAGGTCGCGGCGCAGCGGGTCGCCCTGCTCGATGCGATCAAGGCGCTCGTGAGCGCGAAGCTCGTGGCCGACAAGGCCGACAAGCGGAAGCTCGAGGCGAGTGCGGCGTCGCTGACCGACCAGCTGATGGCGCTCTTCAAGGCCGGCGGCGTCGAGAATCCCGATGCGGCCGTGCAGCGCATCTCGGACACGATGGCGGCGGCCGCGACGCTCGAGCAGGTGATGCCCGAGCTGAAGAGCCTTCAGGACATCAACTCGGCCCGCACCGAGGAAGAGCAGACGACCGACGTCGCGGCCGCGTGCCGCACGTACTTCGGCGGCGACGAGTCGCAGAAGGAAGTGCTTCAGCTCTTCCACGCGACGAAGGGTCGCAAGGCGTTCCTCGAGAAGTACCCCGCGCCCGGCGAGGGGAACGAGGGTCTCGAGAACCCGGTCCTCCGGACCTCGACCGGTGCCGGCGCGAAGACGCCCGCCGGCGGCGGACGGACGATCGCGACCGCGCCGCGCACTGCGCCGACCACGCGCACGGACGTCGTCGATCTGTCGATGTACCCCGGCGCCAACGACACCGAGCGTTCGGTGAACGCTTTCCGCGCCACCGTGAAGGGCGCGGAGAACATGGACTACGACACCGTGTTCATCGCCGCCTGCGAGGCGAAGCGCACGGGCAAGTTCGTCAACCTGAGCGCGGTCCGCTGAGGAAGCCGCCAGAGGCCACGTAGCAGCCAAGAGCAGCAACCAAGGAGACCACCATGTCCTTTCAGCCCCGCGAACTGCCCATTCTCTCGAAGAGCAAGAAGAACTCTTCGGGTTCCATCATCCCGAAAGGGACGCCGGTCAAGCTCGACACGGCCACCGACGACTGCGTCGTGCCGACGGCGGCAACGACCGACCTCGTCTACGGCATCGCGCGCTCCGACATCGCCGTCAACGACTACGGCGACATCGGCGTGGTCGGAACGTTCATCGCCCTCGCGGGCGGCACCATCACGCGTGGCCAGCGCGTCGGCCCGGACGCGACGGGCAAGATCGTCGCGGCCACCGCGGACAAGGTCAGCGTCATCGGCATGGCCGAGCGCTCGGCCGTCCTCAGCGATCTCTTCGAGGTCACCCTCGGAGTCGGCATCACCACCTCGGTCTGACCCAGAGCAGGAAGTACAGGAGCCAATCATGAAACCCGGAGAATTCCGCGCCTCGGGCAACTCGGTCGAGGCAGTCACCGAAGCCGCCCAGCGCTTCTTTGCGTCCCAGGGCTACGGCAGCGTGAAGCTGTCACTGCTCCCCTCGGACGTGCACGATCCCACCGAGCTGCCGACGTACCTCGCCGGCTATCGGAACGCGGACATGCGCGCCGACGACGTGAGCCCGATCATGCTGGTCGACAAGGACCAGGACAAGTTCCGAACCTTCTCGTCGGACGACACCTATCGTCGCGTCGACGTGAAGGGTTCCGCTCAGGGCATGGTCCCCGAGGTGGATCCGAGCTCGAGCCTGACGACCTACAAGGTCATCGACCGGTTCATCGGCTCGTTCATCCCGGACCAGACCGAGGCGAACGCGACGAACCCGAACTACAAGCCGCGCGTCGCGGCCGGTAAGCGCTGCAGCAAGGCGCTGATGCTCGATCGCGAGATCGACATTCTCGGCACGGGCGGCCTTCTCGTCACGGCAGCGAACCTCGCAGCGGCGAACCGCTACGTGATCGGCGCCGGGCAGAACTGGAACGGAGGTACGGCGTCAGACCCGATCCTCGACATCCAGACGATGGGCGAACAGAGCGCTCAGGAGATCGCGTTCTACGCGATGAACCGGCAGCTCGCGAACGCCTTCGTCCGGCACCCCAAGGTGAAGGACCACTATCGCCAGTTCAACGGCGATGCGATCCTCGGTGGGGCGATTCAGCAGCTCAACAAGGCGAGTAAGCAGAAGATCGACTTCGACATCCCCGGTGTCGGAACGATCCGCGTGGTCGCCGGCAAGGTGAAGAACGAGACCACCGGTGGCCTCGACTTCATCTTCCCGAAGGGCGTCGTGTCGGGCATCGTGGTTCCCGACCAGAGCGTGCCGGTCGACGGCGAGGAAGTCGCCACTTCCTACACCTTCCGTCGGCGCGGGCCGAACGGCACCGGCTTCGAGACGCGGGAGTTCCGCGTCGAGAACCGCGGGCCTTACGGCGGCACGATGGTCGTCGCGTCGATGGGCGAAATCGGCGTGATCACGTCGACGATCGCCGGCGTCATCGCGACCGGCGCGTACGTCTGAGCCGACGCAACGGGCAACGAGGCCGACGCCCCCGACGGGACGTCGGCCTCTGCCTTTGGGGGACGGAAGTCGCGTGGTAGGGGCGCAGCCATGGGACGACGACGCGCCAAGAACGCAAAGACGACGAGCGAAACCGCAACCGCCACGGGCACGGTGGAGGGCGCGAGCGGCGCTCCGGTCACCGGCGCCGAAGCCGAGACGGACACCGCCGACGCAACGGGCAACGAGGCCGACGCCCCCGACGGGACGTCGGATGACGACTCCACCCCCGACGACGCGGACTCCGATGACGACGGTTCCGGCGCGGACAGCGACGAGGGCGACGAAGGCGACGACGACGAGGGGATGAGCCAGCTCGCTCCGCTCCCGCCTCCGAAGGAGCGCCGGCACACGGGGCGCCACATCGCGCAGTGTGTTCTCCGACACGGCGAGACCGTGATGACGCCGGGCAACCCGGTGACGGGCTTCAGCCAGAGCGAGCTCGCCGAGCTCGAGCGGCAGGGCCACGTCGTCGCCGAGACGCACGTCGTCGACTGACCTTCACCCGGGTCATCGTCGCGCGGTAGGGGCGTCCCATGGCGACGCCCCAGTTCCTTTCCCGGGCCGATCTCGACAGCCGCATCACCGCGGCGCGCGTCGACCAGATCTTCGATCGGGACGGAGACGGAAGAGCCGAGCAAAGCGTCATCGACGAGATCCTCGCCGAGGCCGAGGGCGAAGCGCTCGCGCTGCTTCTTCGCGCATTCACGCTCGACCAGGTGACGGCGATGGTCGGCACGCCAGGCGCCCACGGCCCCGACGTCAGCCTGCGCGCGAAGATGGCGTGGATAGCCTGTGAGCTCGCGTCCGAGACGAAGGGCGAGTTCATCGCCGAGGACGGCAAGGGCCGCTACTGGGCGCGCTACACGGCAGCGAAGACCGATATCGACAAGATGTCGAAGGGCGGGCTGGCAACGCCGAGCGGCCAGCAGAACAAGCAGACGGGTGGACTCATCCGGCCGTCGTTGCGCTCGGGCGAGAAGCCGTTCGTCTTCGCACCGTCGGGACGGAGCCGGAGCCCGCGCGGCGGCTTCTGATGGTGAAGGTCGGCTTCGACACCAGCGAACTCGACGGCGTCCTCGACGAGTGGATTGCCCGCGGCGGCAACGTGCGCGCGCTCATGCCGTCGGCGGCTCAGGTACTCGTCGACGCCGTCGACTACGAGTTCTATTCGGAGGGCCGCGGGCAGTGGAAGCCGAGCCTCCGGGCACTCCTCGAGGGCGGGAAGACCCTCAACGACACGGGCGTGCTCGCGGGCAGCATCCAGCCCGACTACGGCGAGGACTGGGCGACGGCGTTCACGGACGTGCCGTACGGCGTCTATCACCTGCCGCCCGAGAAGAGCGGGCACTCGAGCAAGGGCATCATGCCGGTGCGCGACTTCCTCGACATCGACATCGACGGCGCGAGCGACGAGATCGTGGACCTCTTCCTGCGAGAGGTCATCGGGTAGCTCGATGTCGGTCCCGCGGTGTAGGGACGCGTTATGCGACTCACCGAGAAGCGCGACGGGCCGAGCGTGGTGAAGGCCGTTCCGAAGCCGAAGAAGCTGGCCGTCTCGCAGGGACCGAAGCGCCCCGTCGTCGCGGTCCGGCAGACGGAGAAGCGTGGCAACAACCCTTGATCAGGCGCGGGGCCTGATCGGCATCGTCGGTCGCCTGTGCGGGACACGCGCGGGCGGCAAGGCGTCGTTCAATCCGCCGCTGACCGCGCCCGTAGCGATCGGCCGGAACATGTGGCTCGCGGCCGTAATCAACGGCTCGATCCGTCCGGACCTCATCTATCGCGTGCTCCCGAATCCAGCGAACGCCGACGGGAGCTGGCAGGTGACCGGCTCCCAGACGATCGACGTCGAGTCGCTGTGCGGCGGCGTGAAGCAGAACCTGCCCGCGGGCACGAAGCTGCAGTGGCTCGACGGTGCGGTTCCCGATGGGCTCGACCAGATCGCGAACCCGCTCTTCGTCACGGTCGCGAACCCCCTCGCCGGCGGCACCGACGTGCCGATCTTCGGCGAGGACCTCGTCCAGTACGCCGCGATTTACGAATCGGTAGGAGCGCCGAATCTGGACCTCGAGCTGTTCTCGTCCGCCATCGGCGCGACGCCGGCGCTCGTGCTCGTGTGGGAGGGCAGCGAGTCAGCCGACGGCCTGACGATGAGCACGATGAACCGCGGCACCGCGCGCGTCGCGCGTGGGCGCCTCGCGTACAAGGAGCAGTGGTCTCTCCTCGTCATCACCTCGCGGCAAGACTCCGATATGCGACGGCGCGCCGAGGGGATGAGGATCCTCGAGAACTGCAGCGACCTTCTATTTGACCAGATCTGGTTCGACGACGTGCTCGGGATTCGCGTGAGCGACATCGACGGCGTGCAGATCCGCTCCCGCTTCCGTCTCGCTGGGCGGACGCCGTTCTACCAGCAGTATTACGTCTACGGCGTGCGGCTCGCGACGACGCGCGTCTACTCGAAGTACGATCCGCGCACCTTCGCGACGTGGCGGACGGCGAATATCAGCTCCGTGAACCCGGACACGAACCTGCCGACGGACCCGAACCCGCTGCCTACGACGACGAACGTCAAAACAACAATCCCGCAGGATCCCTGATGGTCGCGGGCGCGCGGTTCATCCGCCCGTATACTCCCCGCCGTGGCGACCTGCCCGAACGGCGTCGAGAACTGCGTCGGTGGCGCGGTGCCTGGCGTGCGCGCGTGGCACGGGGACGACGAGGCCCGCAAGGAAGCGGGCCGGCGCCGTGTGCTGCGCCAGCTCTGCGACGCGTGCGCGAGCGACCAGAGAGCGATCTGCGTCCTCCCGAAGCAGCGTGACCCGGAGTAGGCCAGCTTGACATAGCGCGCTCGCGGCGGAGTAGGGCCGCGAGCGTGAAGGTTCCGGAAGGCGATCTCTACGTCAGCTCCGTCGAGGGGCACATCGTCGGTCGTCCTGGTTCGGGGAGCCCGACGACGAAGCCGCAGTGGATTGGCGTGCGCGCGAAGATGCGCGCGCGCCCCGACGGCAGCCAGGAGCTCGACGAGCTCGAGTGGCTCACGGACGAGGTCCACCTCATCCCGGCTGCCGATGTACAGGCGCACCTCAAGGCCTGGCAGACGGAGCTCGCCGCGGGGTCGCTGAAGCTTCAGACGAAGGAAGAGTTCGAAACCTTCTGCAAAGCGCAGGCTGAAGAGAGCGCCTCGCCCGAGCAGAAGGCGGAACTCGCCAAGGCGGAAGCCGCCAAGGCGGAAGCCGCCAAGGCCGAGATCGTCAAAGGCACGCTCGAGCAGACCGAGACGCCGCTCCTCGGACCAGCCGACCAGCTTCCAGGGAGCGGCGATCTCCCGCCGGCTCAAGTCGCGCCGGAACCCGCGCCCGCGAAGGCGGTCGAGCTCATCGATACCGCGGCTGAAGCGCCGCCCGTTAAGGCGCGTCGTCGCGCTGGGAGCGAATGATGACCATTCCGAAGGCAGTCAGCCCGGCGACCCTCACGCCCGGCGTCTACGTCTCCGTCGATCTTCTCGCCGGCGCAGCGGGCCCCGGCTCCGCGCCGCTCCGTGTGCTCTTGCTCGCGCCGAAGGCGAGCTCCGGCAACCTCACGGTCGACACCGAGATCCGCGCCGGTGGCGGCGAGGCAACGGCGTCGCTCGCGTACGGCTCCGGCTCCGTGGGTCATCTTGCGGCGAAACAGATCTACCGGAAGTACCCAACGGCCGTCGTCGACTTCGGCGCGCCGACCGCCGGAACGGGCAGCGCCACTCTCTCGATCACCGCGTCGGGATCTCCCGTCGCCGACCAGAGCGTGAACTGGCTCATCGCCGGTCGCTCGATCGACGTGCCGTGGCTCGCCGGACAATCCGCGGACACGTTCAAGGCGAACGCGATCGCGACCATCAGCTCGAAAACGACGGACCTGCCGCTCACGGCATCGTCGGGCGGCACTGGCGTCACCACGCTGACCTTCAAGGTCACCGGCAACAACGGGAACGACTGCAAGGTGCGTGTGAAGCTGAACGCCGCGCAGAACGGCACGGAAGCCGTTGCAGGCGCTGCGACCCTCACTGCTTTGTCCGGCGGCAGCAGCGACCCGGACTACACGGCGATCGCGACGGCCGCGGGCGGCAAGGAATACCACTACATCGTCCCGTGCCTCAGCAACGTCGACGCGCAGTCCGCGTCGGGAACCGCGAATGCGAAGCGCATCCGGACGATCATGGGCAACGTGGGGAGCGGGCTCAACGCGAAGCTGCAGCAATGCATCATCGCGAGCACCGGAGCGCTCAGCGCTACGAAGGTCGGGGCCATCGGCCTCAATTCACCGCTGTTCGAAGATGTCGACGTGCCGAACGCCCTCTCGCTCCCCTGCGAGATCTCCGGGCGCGAGGCGGGCGCTCGGCTCGCGGTCGTGTCGATCGATCCGGCGGGCAATCGGATCGGCGAGGTGCTCGACGGCATCTACGGCTCCATCGACCCGATCACGGACAACCCGGTGCTCGCGACGAGCGAGGACGCGCTCGGCAACGGCGTATCCCTCGTCGCATACAACGTCAGCGGTGACCCCGTCCTGATTCGTCCCATCACGACGTACAGCCTCGACGCCTCTGGCGGCGCGGACCGTCGGTGCCTGGACGTGCAGAACGTCGACGGCGCATTCATCGTCGTTCGCGACATCCGTGACAACCTGCCGCTCGTCTTCCCGCGGGCGAAGATCATGCGGGACGTTCCTCCGGACGGCGACCCGCCGGACATCGAGGGCGTCATCGAGGAGCGCGACGTCCGCGCGTGGGTCGTCAGTCGGATCCGCCAGGTCTGGGTGAAGAAGGGCGTCGTGCAGCTCCAGGCGTTCGAAGCGGCCGTTGCCGATGGCTCGCTGATCGTCGCCGTCGACGACGGAGACGAGACGCAGGTGAACCTCGTCATCCCTTTCAAGATCGTGAAGCCGCTCGCCAAGTTCGGCGTGGTCGGGCAGCGGTTCAACTGAGGAGAGCGCGATGTCCGACGACTTCAAGGTCTATCCGAAAGCTCGCGTCGCGTTCGGCGCCGGCGACCTGGTGCAGGCCGTCAACGTCAAGACGAACATCAAGAACAACGCGAAGCTGCAGCACACGCTGAAGCGCAGTCCCGCGGGCATCACCAAGGGCCCGGAGGAAGGCGAGGTCTCCTTCGACGCACTCGTCGACGAGGACGGCTTCGAGCGCGACTACCTGAAGGCCGTGAAGGCGCTCACCATCGTGCAGATCCGGGTGAAGTTCCCCGGTGAGACGATGACCTTCACCGGGGCGTTCACCGAGCGGCCCGCGGAGGGCAGCGTCGACGACGCCATCAAGTACTCCTGCCACCTCATCGGCAAGGGCGAGTACGTCTAGCCGCGCCCTGGACCGCGACACCGTTTTGCCCGTACGGTGATCGGGCATGAGCGAAGCCGATCCATTCGCAACGCTGGCGGGGAACGAGAAGCTCCGCGAGGACGACCGAGCCCATGTCTGGGAGCAGGTCGCCGCGAAGAAGTGGGATGACCTCGGCGCGATCGAGCTAGCCGACGGGAGCATCGGATTCCCCGACGAGATCTACAAGCGGGACCCGAAGACCGGCACGTTCGTCGCCGAGCCGATCGTTCTCCGCGTGCTCCGAGGACCGGACATGCGGAAGGCCCGTGTCGAGGCATACGGCATCGCGAAGAGCGACAAGATCGACCCGGAAAAGGACAAGATCCTCTTCGAAGATCTCGAGGAGCTCTGCAAGCTCTGGTTCGCGATCCGCTCTCCGAAGTTCCCGTACGAGCAACTCGCGTTCGATGCGCGCGAGCTCGAGAAGAGCTACGACCGGCCATCGCTCGAGCAGGTGAACGGGAAGCTCGCGCAGTACCGACGCGTGCTCGACCCGAAGCTCGGGGGCATGCGCGCTGAGGAGATGACGGCGCTCAGCGCCGCGCTCGTCGCAAGGCAGAACCTCGCCCCTTTATTCGCATTCGACGACGCTACGCAGGAGATCTATTTCATCACTATGGCGCAGCTGCACTTGGCCTATCTGAAGGCCAGGTCCTCGCCTGGGTCGTCGGAGCCATCGACTGCGGGCTGATCACCCCGCAGCAGTTACTCGACACGATGCGGGGCGCGCGGGGTGAGGACATAGATGCCTTCCTCGAGTACGGCTCACTCGTGCTCAAAGGGTTCGGGCTGAAGCGCCTCCGCCCGCGGTAGCGACACGGACACCCCTCGCGGAGTAGGGGCCGGCCGTGGCGACGCGCGACGCAGCGGTACGGGCGACGCTCGAGTCCTCGAGCTACGTCGCCGGCCTCCGTCGGATGGGCGACGAGACGAAGCGCACGTCCGCGGAATCCGGCAACGCGCTGAAGCGCGCGCTCAGCGATGGGGCGAAGGCGGGCGTCGACTCGATCCGGAATCTCGGCTCCGAGATCGCGTCCACGCTGAAGACCGCCGTCACGCTCGGTGGCGCGCTCACACTCGGCGGCGGCGTGAAGAACGCGCTCGCGCTCGTCTCGTCGTATCGAGATCTCGCATTCGCGATCCAGGCTGGCACGGGCGCGGCGACGGATTGGCGGGACATTCAGAAGGACATCGAGGGCGTCGGCGACCGCTGGAAGCAGTCGAACACCGCGGTCGCCGCGAGCTTCAAGGGGCTCTACGAGGACATCGGCGACGTCGAGTACGCGAAGGCCGCGACCGAAGAGGTGGCCAAAGCGCAGACCGCGACGGGCGCGAGCATGCAGGCGCTCACCGTCGTCGCTGGTCAGCTGAACGAGAAGTTCGCCATCACGAAGGAGGAGCTCCCGCAGGCGATGGCCGCGGCGATCGCGATGGGCAACAAGGGCGGCATCTCGATCGAGGCGATGGGCGAGAAGCTATCCATCGTCGGCGCCAGCGCGAAGCAGCTCGGGCTCCAGGGCGAGAAGGGCTTCGAGCGCATCGGCGCCATGCTCAACGTCGCCGACGGTGCGACGGGCAGCCTGAAGAAGAGCATCGGCGCCGTCGCCGGGCTCCTCGACACGCTCGGCGCGACCGACAAGGTGAAGGAGGTCGAGAAGACGCTCCACGTGAAGCTTGCCCATAAGGGCGTCACCGACAAGGACGCGATCGAGAAGATCCTCGGCCACTCGGGCGGCAAGAAAGAGATCCTCGCGAAGGCGTTCAGCGGCGACCAGCTGAAGCTCATCTCGCAGTTCGGCGAGGTCTACTCGAAGGCCTTCAACGAGATGCAGGGCACGGTGAAGCAGAAGACCCAGGCGGGTCTCGACGCGTATCACCACTATCTCGACCAGGCCGGCAAGATAACGCTCACCGCGGCGGAGCTCGAGGCGCAGGCGAAGGCGCGCCTGAACGAGCCATCGAGGAACCTCGACGCGGCGCTCAACCGCTTCACGAAGGCGTTCGAGCGCCCCGAGGTCCTCGCGGCGATGGACAAGATCTCGGCGGCGATGCCGAAGCTCGCCGACAAGCTCGCCGAGTTCGTCGGTGTCGCCGTCGATCACCCGGTCGCGACGGGCGCGGCCATCGTCGGTGGCAAGGTCGCGTCCGACGTCGGCGGCGTCATCGCGGGTGGGCTCGCGCTCGCCGGCGGGAAGGCGCTGCTCGGTGCGCTCAAAGGCGGTGGGGCGGCCGCAGCTGCCGGCGAGGCAGCAGCGACGGGCGGTGCGGCAGCTGCAGAGGCCGCCGCTACGACGATGCCCGAGTGGTTCGTCGGCGCCGCCGAAGCCGCTCAGATGGCGGCTCCGGTGGCAGCAGCGGGCGCCGGCACGGCCGCCGCAGCCGGAGGCGGGGGGTTGCTCGCGGGCGCCGGCGCTGCCGTCGCCGCCGGGGGAACTGCCGCCGTTGCCGGGGTGGGGCTCGCCGCAGCCGGTGGCGTGATCGCGACGATCTACAACCTGAAGAAGCTCGTCGACGAGACGAAGGGGCAAGGCGGGATCTTCGCTGCGATCGGCGAAGCGATGACCGGTCCGTCGAAAGCGGTCAGCGGCGCCGACTACGACCGCGAGATGGCCTTCAAGGTGAAGAACGCGCCGCCTTCCCTCGTGCCGCCACCGCCCGTCCAGCTCAAGCCGCAGGAGCCGGAGTCGAAGTCCGCCGGCGCCGCCGGACGAGATGCGGCCGACGGCCTGAAGAAGACGGCGCGCTCAGCGAACGACGTCAGCAAGGTTCTACGGGACCTCGTCAGCGGCGCTCGCACGGCTGCAGCGGCGTTGAACGGCATCAAGCCTCCGGGGGGCGCAGGCGGGAACGGCTCACGCGGCCCCGTGGCGGGTCTGCCGAACGTGCCGGGCAGCACCCCTACCCCTTCGAACCGGTGACCCATGGGAGCAGCAGACTTAAACGCCGCGCGGAAGAAGAACCCGATCGCCGACAACCCGGCGACCGAGGTGTGGGAGGGCTTCGACGTCGCGACGTGGGCTGTTGCGGGCGGCGATCCCATCGCATTCTCCGTGCAGCGCATCGAGGAGGAGGGCGGCAACCGCCTCGTCCTCCGGCAGCGCCCGTACCGGAAGGGCGTGAAGATCGACTCGACCGGCGGCAAGGAGCGCCAGTGGACCGTCACCTGCCTCTTCCAGAACAACACCATCGACGAGCCCGGGCTGGACGACTCGCAGAACCAGTACCCGGACGTGCTGAACCAGATCCTCGACTCCTTCGATGCGCAGGAGACGGGCGATCTCATTCTGCCCACGACTGGTCGCGTTCGCGCGCGTGCGCTGACGTACAAGCGCACCGAGGACGCGAACGCCGAGCGCGACGCCGCGGGCGTGGTGTTCACGTTCGTCGAGGACAACGAGGACTCGATCGACGGCAGCAAGGTCACGCGACCCTCGGCGAGATCGAGCGGGCCGCGCATCGTGCAGGAGGCAGTTTTCGACGCGCAGCAGGCCGGCGTCTGGGATGGCTCGCTCGACGCGCTCGTCGACGCGGTGAACCAGCTGCAGGGGATCTTGAACTACCCCGACACGGTGCTCGATGACGCGATCGCTACGGCCGGGCTCATCCGTCGGAACATCGAGAACCTCATCACGACCTTCTCGGACAAGACGGAGGAGGCGCGCTCGATGTTCACCGACCCCGCGAGCTCGCGCCTCGCGCGGAAGCTTTCGGTACTCCTCGACATGGCGAGCTCCGCCGAAAGCGACGCCGTCTCGAGGCAAAAGCGAGCCACGACCACGCGCACCTTCGACAAGCGGCGCACGCTGTTCGACATCGCCGCTGAGCTCGGGCAGCCCGCCGAGGACCTCCTCGACCTGAACCAGTACCGCATCGAGGACCCGCTATCGATCGACCCTGGCACCATCGTCAGGGTGTACGTCTGATGGCGCGCCCGCTCGACGTCGTGTCGGTGGAGGCGATCGGCCAGGGCGAGTTCGACGCCTTCACCTCGCTCGCCATCACGAACGACCTGACGCAGCCGAGCGAGGCGGCGTTCGAGGTCGGCGACGATGGCACCTGGGATGAGCTCGAGGACTTCGTTGCCCTTGGCAAGCAGTACCAGGTGAAGGTCAACGGCCGCATCGTGCTGACCGGGCGGCTCGAGCTGAACAACGTGAAGGGTGACGTCACGGGCGGCGCAGCGATCCGGATGACGGCGCGGACGAAGCTCGCCGACGCGAACTTCTGCAGCGGCAATCCGAACCTGAAGGTGAAGGACATCACCCTCGCCGATTGGCTCGTGAAGCTCTACGCGCCGCTCGGATACACGGCGTCGGACTTCGTCTTCAAGGGCAACGCCGCGCGCGACCTGATCACGGGGAAGCCGTCGAAGTCGACGAAGGAACCGCTCACCCCGCCCGACAAGGTCCAGGAGCAGCAGGCCCGCGTGCAGCTCCCGGAGACGATCTTCCAGGCCGCCGACCGTCACCTTCGGCGCTTCGGGATGATGCATTGGGACAGCCCCGACGGGAAGATCGTGGTCTCCGCGCCCGACGACGAGCAGCCGTCGATCTACGACTTCCGCCACTTCCGTGGCGACTCGGCGAGCATCAACAACGTGCTCGACATCGAGCGCGCGAAGGACTTCTCCGGCATCCCGAACATCGTGCAGGTGAACGGCACCCGCTACGACAGCGACGGCTTCCCAATCGGCAAGACGCAGGGCAACGCCGTGGACCTCGACGTGACGGCCGCGGGCTTCACGCGGCCCATCTTGATCCCAGGGCAGCAAATGGGCACCGACGCGCTCGCTCAGGCCGCCGCGCATCGCGAGCTCTCCGCGCGCAGCCAGCGGAAGGACGCGCTCGATATATCCGCGGACGGGCTCTCGTATTGGGACGGGCGCACCCTCATCAACTTCGCGCCCGATACGGTCGGCGACGTCGCGACGGACATCGCCGGCGGCGCGCTCGGGCCGTACTACCTCACCCGAGTGTGTCTCGAGCGGCGCCCCGGCGAGGGTACCGACGGGGGCGACACCTCGCGCATCACGCTCCTGAAGCAGGGCGTTTGGAGGCTCTCGTGAGACTCGTCGATCTGGATGCCCGATTCGTCGTGTGGAGGGACGGGGGGTTTGGGCACGTCGACTCCGCGGCGGACGCGCAGGGGATCGTTCTCGAAGTGTGTCCCGGCTGCGGCGACCACGGTTTGCTCGTCTGGTTTCGCGACCGTGGCGTTCCCGAGGCGGCTCTACCGCGTCCGAGATGGCAGGCATCAGGAACGAGCTGCGCCGACCTGACCTTGTCGCCTTCGATTAACCTCGTGGACGATGAAGGGAAGACGGTCGCGTGCGGCTGGCACGGCTTCATCGAAAACGGCGGGGTGCGCGACGCATGAGCTCGTCGACGCTGTTCGACTTCACGGCGGGATTCTTCCGCGTCGTCTCGACGTCGCTCGCGGCGAAAACCAAAAGCGTGCTCCTGACGATGGCGGGGCCTGGCGACGAGGAGGCGGACGACCAGCTCGCGTACGGCGGTCTCGGACTGCTCGGCCGCCCTCGCGACGAGGACGGTGACAACCACGTCGACGTCGTGGCGCTCCGCGCGGGCGATCGCGTCGTGCCGATCGCCTACCGCGACACGCGCCTCGACGGCGCGTTCCCGAATGGCCTCGCGTCGGGGACGATCGCGCTTGCGGGATACGGTGGGGGCTTCCTGTCGCTGAGCGATACGGACGACTCGGACAAGAACACGATCGCGACGATCTACGTTCCGTACGCTTTCAGCGGAGGCGCGCCGACGAAGGCGCTCGCCGTCGCGCTGGACCCGAAACAGGAAAGCATCTCGCTCGTGCATGGTGACGGCTACGCCGTGACGCTGGCGAAGGACACCGGCATCACGATGCGGGCTGACGCCTCGACGTGGCTCACTCTGAAACCCGGAGAGTTCAACGTGGTTGCAGCGAAGTGCTCGATCAACGGCAGCGTCGCAGTGGGCGCGAACACGGCGACGGCGCTCCCCTTCGCCGGCGGTCCCGCGATGCCTCCCTCGTTGAGCTTCTTCTATTCGCCATGAGCGCGTGCGCGTTCCCCTCACTCGACGTCGGGCCGTTGCCGATCCCGTCGCCGTCGCTACCCGCGCCGCCCACGCCCCCGACGCTGCCCGCGCCACCGCCGCTGCCCGGCATGCCCTCACTCGACGTCGGGCCGTTGCCGATCCCGTCGCCGTCGCTACCCGCGCCGCCCACGCCCCCGACGCTGCCATTCCCGAATTGCCCGCTCGACCACGCGGCGTGAAAGGTCTACTGAAGCTCGACCTTCATATTCGTCATGGACACCGAGCGAACCGCGTCGCAGGCGCTCCAGTTCCGAACCTCAGACCATGGGATAATGACGACCGTCTTGGCTTCGGGAGTGACCGAGCCACACCCGGATCCCGTCGCAACGACGCCGTTCGCACAAGTCGACACGACGTCCCAACAAACCTTCGCCGATGATCGTCCGGCACGGTGGGTCACGGTGCAGCTAAGCCCAGCAAGTGTCTGCACGCACTCGACGTAGGCGTCCGCCTGTCCGAATCCGAACACCTTCACGACAAGGAACCACGCGCCGAGCCCGCCGGCGGCTCCAAGTAACGCTCGCTTCGTTCTGGTCATGACCGATCATGGTCGTCACTTTCACGCGTGAAGTCACGCGTTTGAGGCTCCCTCTCTGGCGGTGACCGCGCGAGCAGTATCGACAGCCTCGGTTGCCGCATTCAGGCTTGATACAAATGACTCGTGGGGCGGTAGCGATTCTCGGTCTCGGATGGTTCCTCGTGGCCTGCGGATCTGGGAGCCCACCCGCGGCTTCGGAGCAGGACGCCGGCAACGCGACGGCGAGCGGCGGCGCGGCGGCGATGGAGCTGGCGGACGCCGCGGGCGGCGCGCGCGCAGATGTCGTCGGTACCGGCGGCGCGACGCACACCGATGATCCGCCTCCCGGCGCGGGCGGCGATCTCGCCGATAGTGGCGCCGGCGGCGCTCCTGCCGGCGACAGCGGCGCAGGCTCGGGCGCCGAGGACGCTGGTGCCGGTGGACGGCAGGCGACCAAGGACAGCGGTGCGGGCGGCGCCCTACCGAAGCCGACGAGCCATGATGCGTGCAAGCCACCGAGCGCCGCCGGCCAGGACTGCGACAGCGCGTGCGGGTGGACGGCCGACAGTGCTCCGTCCGGATACCCTGCGAGCGGGCAATTCAAGTGCGACAGCTACGAGTCATGCGCCAGCACGGTCGTGGACACGTATGCCGACGACGAGTCGCTTGTCCTTCCAAGCCAGCCACAGCAACGCGAGGTCAATGGGGCGCCGTCCGTTTGCGCGCCGCTCGCGAACTGCGGCGGCAGCACGCCGGACCTCCTCTTCAACGTCGGGTACCGGCAGTGCGTGCGATTCACGAGCTCGAGCTCGGCGCGGCAGTTCTCCACCGACATCAGCGGGAAGTGCGAACGCAGCGCGTGCCTCGTGGTAACGGGACCCACCGTAGACCATGCCCCCTCGACGGCCGTGACGGTGCTGACCGCGCCGATCGCCGATCCGGCCTGGGTCCGCTACGAGGCGGTCAAGCTGGCGGCCGACGATTCGTGCCCGCTCGCCTGCCCGTGACGTAGCAGCGCGCGGCGGTGTAGGGGCGGCCGCGTGCCGCTCGTCATCCCGCCGATCGGAGTCTCGCCGCTCGGGCAGTTCGTGCCGGCGACGACGGACACCGTCCCGACCGCTCCCCCCGGCGTGCTCGCGGACCTGGTCGACCTGCGCACGCTCGAGGTGCTGAGCCTTTTCCAGGGCCTGCACCCGATCGACGAGCAGGTGCTGACGGCCCTCACGACCGTTCGGAAGTCGGGCGCGTGCGTCGCGGAGGTGGGAGCGCGCTTCGTCGACGTGAGGAAGCTCGACCAGGGCGCCACGCGGCGACTCGAGTCCGAGGCACGGATCGCGCTGAAACGTCTGATCGACCGCCGCGACATCAAGCTCATCGGTGTCGACGTCGCCTCGGACGACGACTGGGCCGAGGTCACCGTGAGGTGGACGAACCTCCGCGCATCCGATTCGGCCCGTGAGCGCAGCACACCCCTTCGGGATCCGTCCAACATTGCGTCGAGGCTCGCCCAATGACCACGCCGAGCGAGCCAGCCTTCGTTACCTTCGCGCGCGGAGTACTCCGCGACGAGATGCTCGCGAACTTCCGCAACGGCCTTAGGCGGCTCGTCAATCCCGACACGAAGGACTTCTTCACCGAGGAGGAGATCCGTCAGGCGACGCAGGATGGCAGCCGAGACTACCTGCGTTTCGACGCGCTCGATCTCGGGCTGCAGTCAGGGCAGCAGCGCGCGCGCTTCACGGCGCAGCAGACGAACCCCTCGTCGGCAACATCGACTTGGTTACGCGGGTTCCACTGCGCCGAGTGGGACGTAACCCCGCTGCCGGCATCTAGCGGCGCGGGTCAGGTGAGCTGGCCTGCTACGACTGGGTCGATCTTCGTCGGGTCCACGCTGCTCGGCGACCCGGCGGTCTTCACCGCGACCGACCCACAGGGCAACACCTACCAGGCGAGCTCGACCGTCCGCGCTGTGAGCGGCATTGCGACGCTCACCATGGTCGCCGTCAAGGGCGGCAAGGGAACGAACCCCGAGAGCGGCACGACGCTGTCGAAGGGCGCGAACGTGCCTTTGGGAGCTGGCCCGACCGGCACCACTTCGACGGACTTCGCCGGTGGCTTCGATGCGGAGAATGACGCGGACGTGCTCGATCGGCTGCTGGACCGCATCCGCAGGAAGCCGGCGAGCGGGAACCGCGCGCAGTTCCGCGCGTGGGCACGCGGCGTCTCGACGGCGATCCGGACGGCCTTCGTCTACCCGTGTCTCTTCAACGCCGGCTCCGTGTGCGTCGTCATTGTCGGGAAACGCAGCACCCAAGGGCCGACTGCCCGCGTGGACTCCGCCAACGCCGTCCTGACGCTGGCGCGGAACTACCTGACGCCCCCCTCGTCCCCGGTCGTCCCGGCGCGCCCATACGTGCTGCTGCACGCCGCTGTATCCGACCCGATCAGCATGTCGATGGCGCTCAAGATGCGCACGAAGACCACCGGTGGATGGGCGGACGCCACACCGTGGCCATCACCGATCGGGACGGACACGTCCGTCGACGCGTTCTGCCGAGTCACTTCACTGCCGGACGCGACCCACTTCCACGTGAACAGCGCAGTCGTTCCGTCGACCGGCGTCGGCCCGGCGATGATGGTGTGGAACGCGACAACGAGCCGCTTCGAAAAGCTCCCGCTCGTCGCCAGCGTGACCTTGGTGTCGGGAACCGAGTACGTCGTGCAGCTCAGCGACAACGCCCCGGCAACGCTCACGGTCAACAGCGTGGTCTGCCCCTACACGCCGTTGCTGGAGTCGATCGCCGAAGCCGCCGAGTCGTACTTCGATTCGCTCGGACCTGGCGAGATGATCGACCTTGCCACGAGCCCGCGCGCGGGCCGCGCATACCGGTGGCCCGAGCCCGCGGACGAGTTCCCCTACGAGGCTGGCGAGTCGATCGGTACGAGCCTCTTCGACGCGCTCGGGCGCGCGCTCTCGGGTGTGTCCCTGCGCTTCGTGAGCCACACGACACCGACGCTCCCTCCTGACATCTCGCAGGAAGGCCCTCGGCTGCTGACCCTCAACGACTTCGGAGTCTACGCGCAATGAGCGGTTCTCCTCGACGCCCGAGCCTCGACAGCTTTGGACCGCAGCTGCGCGACCAGAAGCCCGTCACGAACCCCGAGACGCAGATCGGCGCCGATATGCTGAACCTCGTGAGGTTCCAGCTCGCGGGCTTGGGACTCACCAGCTTTCGCGCGTGGGCGCTGATCGACTCGACCGGCGGCGTGACGCCGGTCATCTCCGCGCGCGCCGAGAGCTGGAACCCGAACACCAAGACCGGCGCGCCGTATCTACCGCCAATCCCGGGGCGGACCGGCGTCGGAGCCCTTTCTCTCCAGTACGCTTCCAGCTACCCCGACGAGAACGGCGTCCAGCAGTCCACGTCGATCGTGTGCGCTCTCGCCTTCCCAGTGAACCGCACGACGGTGCGCGACGCCGCAGCATCCGTGTCGGGGTCGACCATCTCGATCGCCCTGAAGGAGTTCGGCGGAGGCACGTTCGCGGCCGTCGACGGCGCCGTGCTCGTGGTGATCCTGTGAGCGGGCTCGGTTGGCCGTCGATGATGCCGGTCGACCTCGGCGGCGACGACTCGCCGGTCGAGAAAAGCTACAAAGCGCTGCGAAGCGCGCTCGGCGACGGCGGCACCTCCGAGGACGAAGACAGCATCGACGCGCTCCGACTCATCTCGATGTCGATCGGGCTCGCGGCGTCGGCCGCGTTCGACGAGCGCGCCGCGCTCCAGGCCTTTCCGAGTCTCGCCCAAGACGCGCTCCCGGCCTACGAGGACATCCTCGGCATCGTGCCGTCGGTCGACGAGACCGACGTCCAGCGCCGAGCGGACGCTTCGAGCAGGTGGGTCGACGTGCAGTCGTCCGAGATACCGATCCTCACCGCCACGCTGCGCGCGCTCGATGCGCGCTTCTCCGTCTTGGACACGCCGTGGTCCACTAGTCGCGTGACGCTCATGGGTCGCGCCTTCGCTCCGTACGTGCCCGGCGCCGACCCTTTCTCGCGCGGCGTCAGCGGCGAGCGAACCTGGTCCGACTACCCGAACTTTAGCGACCGCGACATCGTGGTCGCTGTCCTCGACATCGGAGCGGGGATCCCCCCGGGCTCGAAAGAGCTCTCGCTCATCCGACGCGGCGAGGAAATCCTGGCCGATGCTCTGCCCGCGTGGGCCGAAGGATCGGTGATCACCGAGGTGGGGTTTTTCACAACGAGCTCCCTGACAGGGTGCGCAGGAGTAACGGACTCATGACCTTCGCACGCGTCTGGCCGACGGGCATCGGCGACAACGTGAGGATCACCGGGGCGACCTTCACGCAGATCGACCTGAACATATCACGGGCCGTAGACGGCTACGCGGGTGGCAAGGTTTCGCCGATCGCTCCGATCCGAATCTCAGGAGGCGGGCTCGCCGTCTCGGACCGGAACGAGGACGCTTTCTTCTCGACGTTCGGAGCGAAGTGGCTCGGCGCTGCGATGGATCTCATCCCCGCGTCCACCGACTCCACCGTCGGAAGCCAGCCGGACGACGTCTGCTCGCAGGGTGACGGCTTCATGGCGCTCGTCGATTCGTCTGCCGCTGGTGAGGTGAAGCTGTCGACCGACGGCGGCGCGTCGTGGCAGGACCCGACCACGTCGGGGTTCGGGTCACACAACTTCCAGTGCTGCGCATCGAGCGACATCATCACGTTGTTCGGTGCCTCGGACGGCTCGATGAGGTCCGCCGATCTCCGATCCGGGACGTCGTCGTCGCTCGCCATCACCGGCGCCACCGTCACGCTCCCTGGGAGCCCGACGTCCATCGACGCGATCTTCTATGACCAGGTGCACGACCTGTTCGTAGCGATCGGCAAGACGTCGTCGACCCCGTACATCGCTACGCTCACGAACACTGCGACGCCGGTAGCCACGCAGCGCACGCCGCCGGCCGCCATCACCGGGTCCAATGCCGGCCTGAAGATTTCGCAGCGATCGAATGGACGGCTCGTCGCGAGCTGGATAGCGCAGACGAAGCTCGCCTATTCCGACGACGGCGTCACGTGGACCGCTAGCACGACGACATTCACGGCCGGCGCATACACGCACACGTTCGGAGATGGCGTGTTCTTGGCGGTCTCGACGGCCGGCGTCGGCAACTTCATCGCCACGTCGATCGACGGCGACGTTTGGGTGACAGGCACGGCAAGGCCATCTGGAAACACTCTCACCTTGGCCTCCCCTCGGTGCCTCACCGCGCTTTACGGCGTCTTCGTCGCGTCCTTCCCTCTCGGGCAGATCTACTTCTCGATCGATCGCGGCGCGACGTGGATCCTCGCGACGCGGATCTACCGGTCCTCGCCCACCGTCGCCGCGCTGTCGTCGTTCTGCGTTCGCGCGATCAAGGGGCGCCTCTTCTTCGGCATGAACGGGCAGCTGTACCGGAGCCGGCTGCTCGGCTCGCATGCCGCGGGGCTCTGATGCCGGCGTTCGACCTGCGCTTCATCACCTCGCCGGAGGACATGCCGGCGTGCCTCTTGTCGTTCGACGCCCGCACGAGCTCAGGTGACGTGAGGACTGCGGCGGGCGTGGTCGTCGACGTGGTGAACCGCGCGCCGTCTTCTCTACGCCGATTCCAGAACGGCGACTCCGTCCACACGTGGTGGAACGCGGTCGTCGAGGGGGCTGCAATCGCCGCGGATCCGTCGGCATTCGGCGGCGCGGGCGGGCTCGTCCTCACGACAGCGAGCGACCTTTCTCCGACGACGCTCGCTCCGCTCCCGGGCGTCGTGGCCGGCGAGTACACGCTGGTCTTCATCGTGGATGGAACGTTCACGGGCGTTCAGCCGAAGCTCGTGTTCTACGACGGCCTGCTCCAAGTGAAGCTGAACAACGGGGCTGGGAACGTGTCCTGGTCCGACATCGGCGGAGGCGGGAGCGGGCCGCCCACGTCGGACGGTCCGCAGCTCCACGTCGTGCGGTTCGGCAAGGCCACAGCTCTCGCGTCGCCGACGGTCGACTGGCGGAAGAACTGCGCCGCGCTCTTCTCCGCGGCTTACACGCCGACAGACTTCCTCGGTTCGGGAACGAAGCTCTTCGGCGGAGGACTGACTTCCTTCGGCGGCACCGTCGGCCGAGCCCTGTTCTTCACCAGGAGGCTCACTGACACCGAGGTGGCGTGGCTCGAGAGCACTCTACCTCCGCTGTTCGGGCTCGCGCCGACGATCGAGCGCTTCGTCGCGCCGGATGTCGTCGACTGGCAGGACCCGCCTGACGGCGACCGCCTGACGCGTCTGAATGCAGCCGCGGGACACCCGCTGCGGTCGCTCCGGATCGACGCTCGCTTCCCGGTGAGCGTCGTCGTCGAGGCCGTCGAGAGCGCCGGCGCCGGCGTCGACCCGCAAATCTCGACTGCCGCTTACGTGCCTTGGTACGTCGAATGGCCGCTCGACGGCTCCTCGATGGAGCTGCCCGTCTTCCCGGACCTAGGTCTCTCCGGCGTCTGCAAGCTCACCCTGTCGCGCGCCGGCCACTACATGCTCGCCATGATGACTCCCGGCGGCGGCTCGGTGTACGCCCACTTCGACGTGACAACCGAATGAGCGACCAGCCCTTTCTCGCGGACTTCTCGCCCGACAATGTCGGGACGAACCGCTTTAAGCTGTCGCTCGACGTCACGACGCAGAGCCCGGCCGCCGGCGTCGCGTGCATCGTGAACGTCGACTACTCCAGCGCGGATGCCGACGGCGGCGTCGTGCTCCCGCTCGAAGTGCTCGTCCAGGCACCGACCGTCGACGGGTACCGGCGGCAGGTACTCACCCGAGCGCGCCTCGATCAGCTCGTCGTCATCCCGATCTCGGGGGGCGCTCACATGGTCATGGTCAGGGAGCTCGGGCACAACCGGGCCTTCGGCGCGCTGACGTTCAACGTCGCCGGTGACTCGCTCGAGGAGGCGCCGCGGAGGCGCGGGCCCACCGCCTAGCAAGAAGCGAAGATGCCGGTGTAGGGGGCGGCGCGTGGACAACCTCGCCGCCTTCACGATCCAAGGTACGCCGAGCGAGGACCCCGTCAGCGGCGACCGGATCTACCGCTCCAGATCTGGAGATACGCTCGCGCTCACGCTCGAGACGAACCCAGCTGCCGGAGTCACATCGGTGACGTACGAGCTCTACGACGCATCCGACCCAAGCTCGCCGCTCGCATCCAAGTCGGCGCGCGAGTGGTGGCCGACGGCGTTGCTGTTCACCGAGTCGGGCGCGACGAGGGTCACGCCCGCTGGTCCCCAGGACGTTGTCCACCTACCGATGCCGCCGGGCACGGGTCTCCCGGGCGGTGGCGCGGCGTCTTGGATCTGCCGCTGCCGCGCGCTCACGGACTCGGGTGAGATCGTCTTCGAACGCGGGATCGCGCTGAACGCCTTCCCCGATTCGTACCGGGAGACCATTCCAGGCGAGCGCGGCGAGTTCGAGGCGGTCGGCTGGAATCGCACGCTCGACGCGCAGGTGCAGAACTCGTTTCCGGTGCGGAAGAAGTTCGCGCACGGCTCGACGGTCGCCGTCGGCATCTCGTTCGTCGGCCCCATCGTCCCGACGAAGAGCCGCACATGCATCGCGAGCCTGAACGTGTCGGCCGTGAAGTCCGGAGGCGGTGAGTCGATCTGGGCGATCAAGCGGCGTTTCACAACGGATTCTGGTGGCACGGTCGCGGCGAGTGCGAGCGCCATCATCACGTCGAAGTCCACCGGCGGCACGCAGGTCGCTGACACGGACTGGCTGCCGTCCATCGAGGTGAACAGCGGCGCGATCGCGGTGAAGCTGAACCAGCAGCAGGCTGGGTTTTACTTGTACGACGCGTGGCTCGAGGTAACGGAGCAGCCGCTGTGAGCGACGTGAGCGTCGCGAAGCTGCAACAGCAGCTCGACGAGTACGACCGCCGCGAGCGGATCGCGCTGCTCGGAGGCGTGGTCGCAACGCAGGTGATCCTCGCCGCCGACGACGCGCAGGACGGCGCCCTCGGTGACGTTGTCGTCGTCGGGCAAAACGGACCCGTACCGCCGGCCGCGCCGACCGTGAAGCGCGCGCTCACCGAGTCTCTCTCGAACGCAGGCAGCGTCTACGGCGTCTTGCTGCAGGCGACTCTTCGCGGGACCTCGGGATTCTGCGCCCTGCTCGGCGTGCTGCCGGCGTCCGTCACTGGGCTTGCCGCGAACAGCAACGGGCTCGTCCGCGTCGGCCCGACGACGGGGCGCTGCGAACGAGTTGGCTCCTATTCAGCTGGCGACTTCCCCGTCGGAACCGTCGATGGCGCGGGCAATCTCACCATGTGCGGGCCCGGCGTCCCCGGGAGCAACGGCGCGCCAGTAGGCGGCGGAGACTTTTCCGGACCGAGCAGCTCGGTCGACGGACGCCCAGTGCTGTTCAACGGCACAAGCGGGAAGCTCGGCAAGGCCGGCGCCATCAACCTCGCCGACGACAGCGCGGTCACGGGCGTCCTCGGCATCTCGCACCTGCCCGGCATTTCTTCGCCCGTCTCGTCCGTGTTCGGGCGCGTCGGCGGCGTCACGGCGCAGACAGGGGACTACACCGCGACGCAGGTCGGGGCGCCGCCGACGACGCGAACGGTCAGCGCCGCAGGCCTCGCGACGGGCGGAGGCGACCTCTCTGCGAACCGAACGATCACCGTCACCGCGGGGTTGGTCGGCGACATCCAAGCGCTCGCCGCCAGCGCCGCCGCGGGCGCAAGCGGGAAGGCGGCTGATGCCGCGCACGTGCACCCTCGCCCGAAGCTGAAGGACCTCATCGGGTCGGGCACTTACGCCGACGAGATGATCGTGTGGGACGCCGACTTCGGCGACTGGGTCCCTGCAACGCAGGGCATCGCGGCCGCGTCGATGCTCTACGGCAAGGACGGCACCGGGCTCACGGTGCTCGGTGGCGTCGCCGATATTCACGGCGACGGAACGCTGGCTCTCGGGACGCTCCACTCGGACGGCTCGAGTAGCACCGCGTACGCCGTCACGCCGGACAACGAAGGCGAGGTGCAGCACGCCTTCCACGGCGGCACTCCGGTTCCGAAGTTTCACCTGAACGGCGCCACCGTCGAGGACATCCTGACGGCGCTCGTTGGTTTGCTCTGCGACGGCGCGAACGGAATCAATCTCTTCTTCGACAACACGACGCCGCTCACCAAGCTGACTTTTGCCGGTCCGTTCGCCGTCGCGTCGCTGTCCCCGATCACGCTCGCGACGGTCCCGTTAGCCGACAACGCGATAACGCGCGTTCGCTTCTGGATGTATGCCAATTCCGGCACCGACTACTACCTGTACGAGCACGTGCAATGGTTCAGCAGGAAGGGCGGCGCAAACGCAGTCCTGCAAGATCCTGGAGGCGCGGCGACCACGATCACCGGGATTCCGTCGATGCCGGGGGCAATTTTCTCGCTCGGAACGACGACTCTCCTGTGCCGCACCACGGGGTCCTCAACGCGCAGCGACGTCAACGGCACCTACAGCGTCGAAGTCCAGACGTTCCCGATCCCGACCAGCAACACCACCGACGTCATCGGCGTGAACAGCGACGTGATCGAAGTCGATAGCGCAAGCGACGACGTCAAGGTCGGCGCGTAAGGCCGTTCGGAAAAGACCTCGCGGCCTAGGAATCGGGAACCGCAGCGGTGTAGGGCCCCGCGAATGGCGTTCTTCGTGGGCCTCGGATGCCTCTCGTTGCTCTCTCCTCACGCGCTTCCATCGAGCGGTGGCGGGGGACCGACGAACACGAAGGACATCGTCGGCGTGGACAACACCAACGACGTCGTTGAGACCAACGACGCGAACGATGAGGTCGAGGTAGGAGCATGAACAAGCGTCTATTTGCGCTGCTCTGTGCGTTGCTGGTGCTGGCCGGATGCGCCCCGTCGGGGCCTCCCCCGAATGCGAACTGCCTCGACGCGAAGGGCGACGTCGTCCTCGGCTGCGTTCTGAAGAAGACGGTGTTCGGCGCCGTCGTCGACAACGCGGGCAACATCACCATCTCGCACACCACCGGGGACATGGACCTGAACGGGCACCCCGTCCATAGCGGCGCAGACCCGACGCTCCCGCAAGATCTTGCGACGAAGAATTACATCGACTCCAGAGGCATCGCCGTCCAGGCGGCAGCCGTCGCAGATCTACCGGCGAGCACATATTCAAACGGCTCCAGCGGTGTCAACTCGACGCTGACGGAAAACTCAAACGGGGTGCTGCCCCCGATCGACGGCGTCACGCTCGGCTCGGGCGACTGCTTTCTGATTCAGCAGAGAACGAACCGGTTCGAGAACGGTGTGTACTGCGCGACCAACCTCGGCGGCGCCGGATCTACGTTCGTCGTCACGCGCCACCCGAATCTCGATCAGGCGGCGGAGTTCCCGGGGGCGCGCGTGCGCGTGAAGCTTGGGAATCGCCGCGCAGGCGGCGAATACAGCTACCTCGGTCCGTCGGTGACCGTCGGCACGTCTCCGGTGTTCCTGCTGCGAACCGACGCGAAAGCAGGTCCCGACGAAGTCATCGTGCACGTGGACGATCTTACGGAAAACGCGGCCGTCGCGAATGCGCCTGGGTCCGCCGGGTGGGCGCGATTCACGAGCGGGACCGGTGTTACCGTCGCCGCGCAAAGCACGAACTCCGCCTCCGCGGTAGGCGAGATTCTGTGCGCATCCGGTACGTCCACCGCAACCGGCATGTGCGGTATCGCAAATGCGTGGACCGCATCCAATACCGCCGCGGACGGCGGCGAGTCGATCGTCTACTCCACTAGCAACGTCGGCTTCAGTCTGACCACTCGCATCACGGCACCCGTTCTTTCGAACGGCACGAACACGTTTGCGATCAACGCGGGGCTCATGAAGCAACGCGCTCCGTCTCAGAAAATCTTCGCTGATGGGTGTGGCTTCATCTACGACACGACGAGCGCAGTCAACACGACGGACTGGCTCGCCGGGTGCACCACGGGAGGTGTCGGAACACCGGTGGACACCACCATCTCGCTGGTTGCTGCGACCTACAACGAGCTGCAGGTGGTCACCTACCCTGGATCATCTAGCGTCGCGTTCTACGTGGACAAGGCGCTGAAGGCGACGGTCACCACGAACCTGCCGAATAGCACGCTGCTCGGCATGGCAGTGGGCGTCTTCAAGAACACGGGCACCGCGGCGACCAACATGATGAAGGCCGACTACACCTCGCTGCGGGTCGACTTCCCAGCAGGGAGATTCTGATCGGCCCCGCGGCGTCGCTGCGTAGGGCTAACACCTTCATCGGTGGCCTCCTACTAGCGACTGGATGCTGCGGGGCCGACGCAAGACTCGGTACCTCTCCTCTCGGTGCTGACGCCTCGGTCCTGATGACCGGGGATTCGATCACTCGCGGGTACGACTGCACATCGACGACGACGGACACTGTCTACAACGGCTACCGCTCCGCGCTCGATACGCTCGCGATCGCTGACGGGTACACCTCGATTCAGTGGCTGGGGCAGCAGAACAACTCGACGGCTTCGTACGCGCCGACGCGGCACCACGAGGGCATCAACGGCGACTCGTGCAACGACAAGCTGCCCGGTGCGCCGTCGACCAACGGCAGCGGTTTCACTACCAATACGATCACCAACTACCTCGGCACGGGCAAGCCGCTGCACGGTGTGCAGGTGATCATGTTGAACCTGGGAACGAACGCCGAGGACAGCGGCTCGTTCGCTGCGAACTACCAGTCGCTGATCGAGCAGATCCATTCGCGTGAGCCTCAGGCGCGTTTCGTCGTCAACACAGTCTTCAGCGGCACTGCGCCGGCGGCGAACAACACGTCGCTTACGACCACGAGAACCGGCGTGTGGGACACCCTCGGCGAGGAAGGTATTCAGCTATACCGGGCGACGACGACGCTCGTCGGTGGGGATCTATGCGACGGGATTCATCCGACGCCCACGGGCTACACGAAGCTCGGAAACGACATCTACCCCGCGTTGCGATCGGCGCTGCGCGGACTCTGAAAGGGAGACGCAACATGATGAACGGCGACGAGCCCGTCAACACGGCGGGATGGATAAAGTTTCTGGCGGGCGTGATCGCGATACTGGCAGCGAAGTACCTGCCATCGCTGGGGATGACGGATGCTCAAGCCCTCACCCTCGCCGGCATGGCGTTCGGCGTCATCTCCTGGGTCTTCACGCGGCTGTCGCGAATCAAGGTCGCGCCACTCTCGAAGATCGCTCGAGTCATGGGTCCGGACGAGCGCGCCGCGCTGATGGCGAAGCTCGCGAGCGCGCCGCCTCGGTCCGCTGCGGTGACGATGCTCGTTCTTCTCGCGGCGCTCGTTGCGATCACCGGCTGCGCGGGCTCCTTCGAGGAGGCGGCAAAGCCTCGCATGATGCTCGGGACCGCCGCGCCTCCGCGCGATCAGCACCACTGCGATTCGCTCGACAGTGACCATCAGCTCTTCACGCGCGCCGCGTGGGCCGATGGCATCGTCTCGGGGGGCACCGGCGTCGCTGCCGGCATCGTCTCCGACAAGGGCTGGCGCATCGGGCTCGCGTCAACGGCCGGCGCATTCGCAGCGCTCGCGGTGGCAGCGACGAAGTTCTCCTCGGATGCCGCGACGGAATGGGCGCAGGACTGTTCGGACGCCCCGACGCCGGCCGTCGGCGACGCTCAGTGAGGGCGCTCCTGCTCCTCGCGCTCCTGCTCTTCTTCGGGGGCGCGACGGGATGCCATCAGGACCGCGCGGGGACGGGTCAGAAGCCACCGCCCGTGCACGCGGACGCCGGCGGCCGGTGCGCGGAAGCGTGTGCCAGCGCGGCGACGCTCTGCGCCCGTCCGGCGAGAAGCCAGTACGACTGCGGTCGGTTCTGCACGGCGGGCATGGCACAGCTGTCCGGACCCGCCGCGACCCCGCGGTGCCAAGCCGGCGAGCTCATGTGCTCGTCGGACGCGTGGTGTGAGCCATGATCGACGCCGCGTTCATTAACGAGTCGACGTCCCTGTCGAGCGGCGAGCTGCTCGAGATCGCGACGGTCTGCGCGAAGCAGCAACGCGAGCACGTGGCGCCCGCGTGGGGCTGGCCCACTCCGACCATCGAGTTCCTGCCGTCGCCCCGGTTTGTTCTGCCAGGAATGCGCATCGTGAAGGCGCGTGACCTTTCCGACGTTGCAGGAGCGGGCGCCTACCACGACAAGGACGAGCGCGGCGTTCCGGTCTCGTACGTCTTCGTCGGGACGCTGACGCAGGCCGGCGAGGCGCCGTCCGTCGGCTTCTCGCACGAGGTCAGCGAGATGGCCGGGAACCCGAACACGGCGCTGTGGGTACCGGGCCCAGACGGATACGACGTCGCCCGCGAGCTCGTCGACGCCGTCGAAGGCGACTCGTACCCGATCGACGGGATCCTCGTCTCGAACTTCCTACTCCCCAACTTCTTCATCGTCGGCGCGCCGCCGCCCTACGATCACATGGGCCTCGTGAAGCAGCCGTTCGAGACGCGGCCGCGCGGGTACCAGATTCGCCGGGACCGGAAGACGGGCGAGGTGGACCAGGTCTTCGGCGAGCTCCGCGAGCGGTGGCGCATCGATGCGAAGAGCCGCCCGGGAACGCGCGCCTACCAGCTGGTGAAAACGTCGGCCTGAGCCTTGCCAGGCAACGCGGCCGCAACGTAGGGGCGGCCCATGCTCGGCACCTCGCCGCAGGATCTCTTTGGTTCTCCCGGATCGTTCACCCGCGGGACCGTCGATGACCTGTCGGGCCTCTTGAACGCAGCGGCAACGAGCACCTCACCGATCGTCTACGGGACCGGAAACACCGCCTACACTGGCACGGAGGCCACCCTCAAAGCGGCGGGTTACCGCGTCGCTCCTCGGACGCTGACCATCTCCACGGCGGCTCACACGGGGTCGTACAAGACGGGCGCGGGCAACAAGGTCACCGCCACCGGAACGGTCGCCGGGGTTACTACGTCGGAAGACTTCCTGCTCACCGCGGCGAACGGTGGCGAGACGATCCGCGGCGCCGTGGCATTCGACGACCCGACGCTCTGCGTCGTCTCCTTCCCCGGTCAGAACGACGCGCTCGGACAGTTCCGGATCGGCGTCGGCGACATCGTCGCGATCGGCTCGGTCTTCCGTTCCGTTAAGGGCCACGCGGCCGGCGTGATCGTGGCGCAGGGCGATGACAACGCGATCGACGCCATCCAGGTCGCAGCGCACGCAATCGAACCCGTCGCCGTCCGACGGATCAAGGCGGCGGCTGTCGGCGGCAACACCACGAACGTCGGCGTCACGGTCTACGCCTGACGCGCTGGAGGACCCCTTGGCACGACTGCTCATTCTCGCGTGTCTGCTCACCGTGTGCTCGTGCACGGTCGTGCCCTCGCCTGCCCCGGTGCCGGTGCCGCCTCCGGCTCCGGTCTCGCGGGACGGGGGCACCCCCGACAGCTGCGAGCGCTTTGCGCGTCAGCGCGCCGCCCAGCTCGCGGAGAGCGCGGCCGCGCAGGGCCTACCGGTCGAGCGCGTGACGCTCGTGTTCGAAGCCGCGTGCGAGCCGTTCCTCGAGGACGGGCCTGACGCCGCGATCTCCTCCGGGCTGTCCGCAGCCGACAACATCTCTGCGCTCGTCGTCCGCGACGGCGGCGCGCACTGAAAGGGAACGTCATGCTCAAAGAGGTCTACGCGCAGCACCTGAACCGCAACGTCAAGTTCGGGCGGACCCCGCCGGTGGCGGTCGGACCGCGCTTGCACTTCGCGCGCTACGCCGTCTCGCTCCCGACCCCGGCGGCGACATGCTCGTATTCCTCGAAGGCGCTCGCCGCTCTGCGCGACGTGATGGGGAATGACCGGCTCGGCGACTGCGTCATCGCGGGACTCTTCGGACACTCGCTCGCCGTCTTCACCGGCAACGCCGGCGCGCTCTACCACACGGCGCTCCCCGACATCATCAAGTGGTACTCGGCGATCGGCGGTTACAACCCGAAGGACCCGAGCACGGATCGTGGCTGCGACGAGGAGACCGCCCTCAACTACGCCGTCAAGACGGGCTTCCCGAACGGCACGAAGGCGTCCGGCTGGGTCGTCGTCGACGCGACGAACAAGACGCAGGTCATGCAGGCGCTCGAGCTCTTCGAGACTGTCGTGCTCGGCATGGCGCTACCCGATGAGTGGATCTCGCCCTTCCCCGCGAACGACAGCGCGGTGTGGGACGTCGCGGGCGCACCGAACCCCGAGAACGGACACTGCGTCGTAATCGTCGGCTACAACGCCGCGGGCGTTCAGATTGCGACGTGGGGGCTCATCATCACGCTCACCTGGGCCGCGCTGAAGAAGTACGCCGTCTCGCACGCGGGCGGCGAGGCGTACGCGCTCCTCACCCCGGACCTCATCGGCAAGGGCCAGACGAAAGCCGCAAGCGGCTTCGACTGGGCCGGGCTGCTGGCAGACTTCAACGCATTCGGCGGCAACGTGCCGGTGCCCAAGGCGTCGCCGACGCTCGCGCAGTTCCAGGCGTGGGCCAACGCCGGGATCGCGGCGAAGTACCACGCCGGCATGACGGCGAAAGAAGCCGAGGCCGCGGCTTCGGCGGGCATCGCCGCGAACGCGCCGCTGTGACGCGGACTCGAGCCGAGTCCGCCGCGCCGAACGCGCGAGTGAGCCTCGTGCTCGTGCTCTGCGCCGCATGGATCACGCCGAGGCTGCCGCCTTGGTTACGGAACTTGCTCTGATGCTCACCCACACCCAAGCCAAGTCGATCGTCGATGCCCTTCCGGGCATGACGGCCGCGAAGTCGCTCTTCTGCCGGCTCGTCGCTTGGCACGAGACGAATTACGGCGCGGGGTGGAAAGAGGGCGAAGGCGCCGGCAGCAACAACATGGGAGCGATCACGACGACGCACCCCGACCAGTACTCCTTCAAGCACGTCGACTCGAAGTTCGACGACGCCGCGGGCAAGGTCGTCCCGTACACGACTTGGTTCGCGGGCGACCCGACGCCCGCGCTGGGCTTCAAGCGGCTTGTCGATACGATCTGCCGGTCGTCCGAGGTGACGGACGCGCTCGCGTGCAACGACTTCCTGCAAGCGACGACGGGGATGTACGACGAACACTACTTCCTCGGGCTGCACACGCACGCAAACCCGAACGGGGACCGCCTCAACATCGAGGACTACTACGCCGCGCTCATTAAGGCGCTCGGCGTCATCGGGCACGAGACGGGCGAGGTTCAGCCCGACGTCCTGCCCCCGGAGGGAGCATCATGAGCGAACGAGACGACGCTAGCGCGCCCGAGCAATTCCCTCTGCAGGCGGACCCGAATCCGCCCGCCGATCCGCTTCCGGAGCTGTCGCAACTCGACCGCATAGAGGCGATGCTCACGCGAGCGCACGACCGCTTCGACGAGATCGACCTGTGGCGCAAGGAAGTCGACGAGTGGCGCCAGAAGAACGACCAGCGCCTCGGCGATGGCAACACGCGCTTCGGCTTCAACGAGGCGAACATCACGATCTCCATCAACACGCTGATAGATCTCCTCGTCCGAATGGAGCTCCCCGGCGAGGCTGATCGACTCCGCGCCGTCGTCGCGAAGAACACGGCGCCTCCCCTCGGGCACCTCGACGGCGAGTGAGGCAACGATGGCGATCGATCCCGAGGTGATGTCCTGGCTGAAGGTGATTGCCGGGAGCGGAGCTACGGGCAGCGTACTGATGGGCGCGTTTCACTGGTTCATCCGGCGGCCGCTCCTCAAAGCGGAAGCTGAAGCCCTGCAGTACAAGAACCTCTGGAAGGGTGAGCAGCTCGCCCGCGAGAAGCGGATCGCCGACGCCGAGACGGCGCTCTACGGCAGGCCGTCGATGCGCTTCCGCGAGGAGCAGCCGACGCTCAGCATGATCGTGGACAGCCGCACGAAGAAGGAGCACGAGGCCGAACTCCAGCGGCAGATGCTAGCCGAGCGCGCCCGCGGGCTGCCGCACACGACGGCGCTCGAGGCGTTCGCGCCGAGCCCACGGGACCAGGTCCGCGCCGCCGGCGGCGGGCAGGACGTCTACGAGGAGCGCCGACAGCGACAGCGTGAGCGCGGCGAGGACACGCCGACGGCGTTTCAGCCGATCGCGATCGCCGAGCCGTTCCCTCACTACGCCGGCAAGCCCGACGACGACGAGCCCTAATGGGGTCGACGAGGCCGCCGCCCCGGGGGAACCGCCCGAGCCAGCCGGCGCCATCGGGCCTCTTGCTGGACCCGGATGAGCCGGCGTTCGTCTTGCGGGCGTCCGATCTCTGCGCGCCCGAGACGGTCATCGCGTGGGCTCGGATGGCGCAGCGCTTCGACGTGCCCGCGGCGCGCATCCGCGCGGCGGAAAAGTGCGCCCGCGAAATGGAGCGGTGGCGCGCGAAACAGCGAAATCCGAAGTGACCGTCGGCCGACGGCCCTGAGCGACCAGCTCATTGGTCAAAGGAGAAGAAATGAAATCATTGAAATTATTCGCACTGTTAGCAATTGCTCTCGCTTACGCCACGCCGAGCCAGGCAGCGTGCACCGGGACGTGCTCGATCAGCGCAAGCGCTGTCCTTCACGGCGGTAACACCTCGTACGCTGCCACAGCGTCGGCGGATGCCACGAAGGTCGACTACTACGTGGACGGCGTTCTTATGTCGACGTCGTTCGGTTCGCCGTGGAACACGAGCGTAGGATTCCCGACGGTCGCTCCCGGTGCTCACACGTTCAAGGCGATCGGCACCTTCTCGGGCGGTACCGTCGAAACAGCTCCGCAATCGATCTTCGTAGGCGACACGGAGATTTGCCAGGGCGGTGACTTCGGTTGCGCGATCGCTTCCGGCGGCGTCGTGTGCTGGGGCGAAGGCTCCGCCGGCCAGCTCGGGAACGGAGGCACTCTCGACTCACTCGTTCCCGTGCCGGTGACGAACGCGAGCGGAGGCGCGACGAGCGTCGTGTGCGGCGCCTATCATGCGTGTGCCATCGTGAACGGGGCCGCCGTATGCTGGGGACACAACTCGGACGGGCAGATCGGCGACGGCACTCTCACCAGTCGCACCGTCGGCCAATCCGTTTCCGGGCTCACCAGCGGCGTCGTGCAGCTCTCGTCGGGCGACTTCACCACTTGCGCAACGCTCTCGACGGGAGCCGTCAAGTGCTGGGGGGACAACTACTTCGGTCAGATCGGGGACGGTACGACGACGTCTCGAACGGCACCCGTTGCGGTATCTGGTATCTCCGGCGCCACGATGGTGGCCACGGGTCGCGCGGATTCATGCGCGATCGTCAGCGGCGCGCTGAAGTGCTGGGGCGACGGCTCTTACGGAGGGCTCGGGAATGGGGCGAACACGTCGTCGCTGACGGCCGTCGCGGTCAGCGGCATGTCGAGCGGCGTGACCTGGGCAACCGTCGGGATCGGGTGGAGCTGTGCGGTGCAGAGCGGCGCTGCGAAGTGCTGGGGTTACAACCCGGGCGGCGAGCTTGGTAACGGGACCATCGACACATCCGGCATGAACGATCACGACAGCAACGTGCCCGTCTCGGTGTCGGGTCTGTCAAGCGGCGTCCAGAACATGAGCGCCAGCGAATTCACGACGTGCGCGGTCACGTCGAGTGGAGCGGCGTCGTGCTGGGGCTTAGGTGACGATGGCGAACTCGGCGACGGGTTCGACTATTCGAACAGCCCGACGAGCCCACACCTGTCGACGACGCCCGTTGCCGTCTCAGGACACGGGTCCGGTACGCTCTTCGTCGCGGCGCCGGCCGCGCTCCCCGGCGCGACGTGCGACCTGAACAACGCGCACTTCTACTGCTGGGGTGACAACTCTCAGAAGCAGCTCGGCAACGGCGGCACTCCGGCGAAGAGCCTCGCGCCCGCGCGCGTCAGCGGTCTCTGACCGACGCTTACTGGTAATGCGGTAGGCCCCTGGCTCTTCGGAGCTGGGGGCCTTCGTCATTTCGACGGGCAGAGGTACGAGGCGCCGTTATCCGGCGTCGCACACCCTGGCTCCTCCGGAGGCAGCGTGCAGTCCTCGCAGGTGCTGCCGACGCAGATGCGCACCGCGCCGCCCGGGCCGCAGCCGAGTCCCGCGAACACCGACGTGCAGTACCCTAGGAAGTCGAGGCCGCGGCAGTACTCGTCCGACGCGCACGTCACGTACTGCGAGCAGTCGATCTGCTGAAGGTGTCCGCAGTCGATGACGCCGCGGCACTTCCGTCCCGCGCATTGGATCGCCGGGTCGCAGTAGTTCGGGCCCGCGTCGACGGGCTCGATGGCGCCGCCCGCGCCGACGGTGCCGCCCGACGCCATCACCTGGCCTCCGCTCCCGATCGTCGTGCCGCCGGCGCCCACGAAGCCGCCAGCGCCCACGACGACGCCTCCTGCGCCGTGCCCGCCGGCGCCCGTCGGGAAGCCGCCAGCCGACGGCCGCGAGCCGCCAGAGCCGAGCGGGCGAGCTCCGCCCGAGCCCGGTGGCAACACGACGCTGACGCCGCCGGTACCGACGAAACCGCCAGCGCCGACGACGACGGCGCCGTCTTGCGGGCCATCGCTCACGGCCTCGCCGAGGTTCGTGCGAGCACCGCAGCTCACCAGCAGTAACGCAGCAAACGAGAATCCGATGAGCTTCATGGCGACGAGGTCCCCTGGTTCATGCTTCAAAGTTACCATCCGCGAGGAGCCTCCTGAGAAGGAACAATCGAGCAGGGGTCAACGGCGGGCGGCGCCGGCATGGTGTGCTCGAGCTGCTCGAGGAGCCACCACGCTGGTCCAACGAGACGGCAGATGAGCGAGCCGTCGGCGGCGCGGAGCTCCGCCCGGTAGACGCCGGGCGCGGCAAGGATGACGGTGAGCATGGCGCCCTCGTCGGCAGCCTCGGGGACCCGGTTGCGCGTTACCTCGCCCACCTCGGTGGCGCGTCCAGCGGCTCGCCCGCCGTCGAGCGATGGATGGTCGCCTCTCGCGGGTGGGACCAGGTGTGCGCCACCCAGACGCCGCGGACGAGCCCCGTGAGGACGCCCCACGAGGACGGCACGCGCGCGTACTCGTGGCAGCAGCCGAGCGCCGCTGAGCAGCTCGGGGCGTGAGGGCAGTCGCCTGAGTGGGTCGGGTGCGGCAGGTCCGGGAGGATAGCGGGCTGCCGCCGGCGCGCTCGCGCGCTAGGGAAAAGTGATGCGGTACCGAACGATGTTCGAGAGCTATGACCCCTCGAGCGAGAAGCCGCCGGACCCCGTCGAGCCTTTCGAAAATCCGCAGCCGGAATGGCGGCTCGTGGGGACGGCCGCGTGCCGCGACACGAACGAGACGGAGCGGATCATCCTGTTCTGGACGTGGGAGGCGCCAGGCCACGACGTGCCGCCAGGCTCCGGGACGGCGTGAACGGCCCCTCGCCCTGTCCAGCGAGGGGCCTGGCTTTCACTTACCGAGACACTTCTTCACGTCCTTCACCATCACGCCGACCTTCTTCACGCAGTCGATGATCTGCTGCTCCGTCACGCCGAAGTGATCGGCCCAATAGCGAAGCTCCCATGGCTCGTGGATGTTGATGCGCTCGCGGTCTGCTGGTCCACGCTTGTTCGGATCGTCGGGCATCGCGCCCCCCTTCTTTGTGGTGTCCGTCGAAGGACGGATCGCCACGACTGTACGGCGACCACAGAGGTGGCCGCTATCCTGAACGAAACGGCAGGATTCCGTTCCGCGCGCGTCTCGTGCTTTACCGATGGATCATGGGGCGGAGTATCCACGTCGCGTCCGTCGTCGTTTGTATCTCGTTGCTGGGGTGCGCCTCGGTCTTTCTTCAGACGGACGACTTCCCGGACAAGCTGAAGCTCGGATGCGCCTCGCTCGAGTCGTGCGAGGCGCTCGAGTCTGAGGCCGCGGCTAGGGTGGCGCGGTGCAAGGAAAACACCATCGGGTACATCCGGTGCGACGACGCCAACGCTGACCTTGGAGTCGCCTCGCGGCTCGCCAACCATTGGCGCGAGGAACGGCGGCGTGCCGATGAAGAGCGGCAAATACGGGAGGGGAACGAGCGACAAGAACGCGCAATCGCCGAGCAGCAGCAGCGTGAGAAGCTCCGCGAATCGGCAGAGATCGCCGCCCACGAGCAACGCGAGAACGAGCAGCGCGTGCGCGAAGCGCAAGCCGCCGCGGTGAAGCAGGCGGAGCACGACAAGGATGTCGCGTACATCAAGCTGCTCGGACCGTCCGGACGCGAGCAGCGCGTCCGCACCTGCGTCCGCGACTACGGCCCCGCAACTGCGCCGAGATCGTCATGCAGATGTCGGAAGCCATCGGCGACGAGAAGGAGTCCGAGAAGCTCGCCAAGATTGCGGAGACGCCGCCTCCGCCGCCCCCCGCCCGCGCGCGGGCGACCGCGGTGAGCGACGACGATGACGGCGACGGATCGCTCCGGTGCTGCGACGGCATGCTGTCACCGACTTGCACTTGCAGCGGGAGCCACCAGGGCTGCTGTTCGCATCACGGCGGGGTTTGCGGCTGCGCGAAGTGACCTCACCACCGAGAGAAGTCGATCTTCTCCGTCTCGAGCGCAGCGCGCGCCATCTCCTCCGGCTCGGTGCACCCGTCGGCGATCGCGGAGAGGGCGTCGCGCCAGATCTGGCCCTCCACGCCGGCCCAGCCATCCGCGCCCTCGTGTCCGCGCGCGCTCCGGCGGAGAGCGTCGACGCGGTCCGTGACGTCGGCGGGGGTCAAAGCCGGGCTCGTTCCTCTCCCGTAGCCGCATCAAACACCGCGAACGCCAGCGCCATGGCCGCGAGCCCGATCCAGCCGACGATGCAGAGCACGCCGGCAAGGAGGATGCGGAGGGGTTTCATTCGATCTCCACTTCGCCGCTTTCGAGGCGGTCCGCGAGCTCCCGGAGAAACCCCATGGCCTGCGGGTAGACGTGCTCGCGTTCTTTCGCCGCCCACCGGATTGCCTTCGCCGCGACTTGCCTGTCGACGACGGCGCGCTCCTCCCTGACCAGAGCACCCAAATCCGGCGTCTCTCCGCGTCGTAGAGCAAAGGCGGCGTCCAGCCATTCCCCGTCGAGTTCTTTGCGCGTCTTCACGTCCTGTCTCCTTTCGGCGCGGTGACGAGGGGCCAATCCATCGGCGAGTGGTGCCCGCGGTGCGCGATATCGCTCTCCCGTTGCCTCTTCGCCACGTCCGTCTCCCGAGCGCGCAACGTGGCGAGTTCCTCGCGCAACCGCTCAAGCGCCTCCCGCGCGTGCCACGTGTTGTTCCGCGAGATTCGGAGCGCCTCGCTCGTCGACATGGTCTCGCCGTTGATCGTGACGGTTGAGGCGGCTTCGAGCGACGCGATGCGGGCATTGCGGCGCTTCATGCATACCAGCGCCGACTTCACTTCTAGCCACATGTGCGAGCCGCGATTGAGCAACTCGTCAATCTTCGCGTCGTCCCACTCGTCGCTCTCCCCACCCGCAACGTGAGCGGGCACTGCGGGGACGGACGGGGCGTACTCCCCGAGCCAAGTCTGGCACTCGGCGCACTTGCACTCGTAGCCGGCCATCCACGTGTCAGTGCCGCATGGGTTACTCGTCTTGATGCAACGGCGTGTCGAAGTCTTTGCGGGAAGGTCGACGATGCGAGCCATCGGCTCCGCGTTGTTGTCCCGCTCGGCCGTGACGGTGGCAAGCTGGTCCTCTTTCGCGAGTGCGGCGTGGAAGGCGTCTCCGTACATCTCGCGGCAACGCGCCTCGGCTTGCTCCGCCGTCTCCGCCCGCTTCGTCATCTCGGAGAGCTCGCGGTGGACGGCAGCGGCGCGGAGCGCGATCGATGCCAGGTTCGGATCGCACCCGAGCACGGACGCGATGCCACTGATGAGCTCCTGGCGCTGCTCGCTGGCGCGTTTCAGGCTCGCGTTCTCTCGCAGGAGCTCCTCGACGACGCGGCTGACCTCGGTCGTGGCCTTGATGGCGGCGGCGCGGTCAGTCATCGCCAGAACCCTTTCCGAAAGGCCCACAGGAATACCGCACCGACGAACGCCAGCGCGATGAGGAGAACGAGCCCGACGAGCTGCACGAGCGTGATGAGCAGCGCAGGGATGGTAAGGGTGATCGTCATCCGACGAGTTCCTCTGACAATCTCATCCCGTCGACGAGTCGGAGCGACCGCAGCTTCCCGATCGCGTTCGCCAGCCCCTTGTTGCGCTCGTGCACGCCGAGACGCGAGGCGAGGTCCTCGCGCGTCCAGTCGTCGCGCTCGGAGATCGCCTGCAGCACACGAGCCTCCGTCGGGCGTAGCTTTTGGTTGAACCACCAATCGAAGAGTCGTTGGCCCGTCGGCAGCGCCGCGAAGGGGCCGAGCGCCGTGAGCCCCGTTTCCGTGATCTCGTGGCCGCGCACGAAGCCGACGGTGCGCAGTCGACCGAGCGTGTTGGCGAGCCCCTTGTTGCGCTGGTGGAGACCGAGGTGCAGCGCGAGGCGCGCCTGGTCCATGCCCTTACCCTGGTACTGCGCAAGCAGCGTCAGGATGCGTCGGTCGAGCGCCGGCTTTCCCTTCGATGGCGCCGGCGCTCGTGGCGCCGCATGAACGCTCTCGGGATGGGCCAGCCGGGGCCGGGGCTCGTAGCCCGCGCTGACCGGACGGAACGCGCCCTGAGGAGCAATGGCGGCCCCTTGTGCTCGATCGAGCGCCTCACGAATGACGCGGGCGGTCTCGACCAGGTCGACGCCGAGCATGCGCATGGTCTCGGCGCTGCTGACCAAAGCTCCGACTGGAGCGTCGCCGAGCACCGGTACCTCGATGCGCTCGACCTTCGTCGCCGGAGGCTTGCCGCACGTGCACTTGTCGTTCAGCCCCTTGCAGACCGTTCCCGACCAGGCGGGGTTCATCGGACACGATTCGAAGTGGGGGCGCGACCGCTTCTCTAGCTCCGCTATCCGCGCTCGGAGGGCCTTCGGATCATCCGCCTGAACGCGCTCGATGGTCGATGCGAGGCGCGCGCGGAGTTCGTCGAGCGCCGGCGTCGCGAGCCTCGTCGGCTCCTGCTTCCGTCGCCCGAGCGTCGGCGTCGCGCTTGAGTCGAACGTCACGGGAATCCGGACCGCATGCACGCCGAAGTGGCGCACCGCCGGGTGCGAGCTCGCGAAGAGCGCCGTCCCTGTCGGCAGCCCATCAATCCGCGCCATGGCCTCCTGCACCTGAGCCTTCGAGCCGCTCGAGCCGAGCCACGTCTTGACCCGATCCTGGTCGAGCGTGCCCGGCGTGCGGAACGCCACGAGGACGTCACAGATCTCGGAGACCTCCTTGTTCAGCCCGCTCCCTCGCTGCGTGAAGAAGACTCGGCCGATGCCGTGCTTCCGTCCCATCTTCGTGAGGTCCTCGACGGCGGAGAGGCAGCGCGCGGCGTCCCTCCCGAGCTGCCCGCGAGGCGTTTGGGGCGCGTAGTCCTGGGCCTCGTCGAGGAGCACCAGGAGCGGCTCGCGGTTGTGGTGATAGAGCGCCGCGAAGAAGTCCGCGAGGAAGCCGAGGCGCTTGTCCTTCGGGAAGTGCTCCAGGTCCAGGATGCCGCTCTGCGCGAGCTGCGCGATCGTCTCACCGAAGACCGCGCCCGCGTTGATGTCTAGCGGGACGTCCGCGTGGTCGCCGCCGAACACGACGATAGGGAGCCCTTCGCGCTTCCCGTCCGCGCTGCTCTTCAGGCCGTAGTAGTCGCCCTTCACGTCGATCACGACGAACCGCATACCCGCGGCGTGGGCCTCCTCCGCGAGCGTGCGCCCGAAGGCGCTCTTGCCCGAGCCGGAGGCGCCGTACGTCACCGTCGAGAGCTGTAGCCACTCCACGGGCGGCGCGAACGTGTCTGAGATTCGGAGCGTCTTCATGGGGTCTCGTTCTTGAACCCTGGGAGAAACTGCACGCCGATCGTGGCGACGACGGCCGGGCGCCACGTCAGCCCGCACGACTGGCAAGATTGGGTGTGGTGGACCTTCGTCGCGAACTCGCCTTCGTCGACGTGGCGGGCCCTGCACTCCGGGCAGTGGAGGACCATCGGTACCGGAACCGCCGGCGACAAACGCATGAGCGCTTCGAACGCCTCGAGCTCCGCGCGAGGGACGCCTCCCAGCTCGGATTCACGCCAGAGCAACGCCGCCTTGGCGCGCTCGCTGCCCGCCCTCGCCAGGTGTTCGAGAGTCTCGCGGTATTGAGCCGCGACGGCGCCGTACACGCGCGCTTTGTTGTAGTACTTCCCGCCGGAATCGTCCCAGCGTAACTCCGCGAGCAACGTGGATCGCTGTGAACCCTCGAGAGCGCAAAGCGCCGACAGGAGAGCTTCTGGCGGTAGAGCTCTCGCCAGCTCCTCAGTCTGCTCCTCGTCCAGCTTGCTCAGCATCGTGATGGCCTTCGCCAGTCTCTTCGTCATGGTTCCTTCGCCTCCTCGAACGGATCGGCGCTGGCGTCGCACGGCGGGCAATCGGCGCCCTCGCCCCGCGGTTGCGCCTCTTTTGGCCGAATCAGAGCGAACATCGACGGCGCCCCTGCGAGCCCGTCACGCGACGCATGCGGGTCGAAGACGACGCCGCCGCTCGACCAGATTACGGCGTGCGTCCTCGCAGCGGGGTCGCGCGGGCTCGGCCCCTTTGCGATGCAAGGCACGCCGGGGTCGTCCGAGTCCCACTCGAAAACGAGCCCCTGCCACTCGCACCACCAGAGCAGCGCGAGCCAAGCGTCCGGGCCGGCGAGCTCGACGAAGTGCGGAACACCCTCGTACGGAACCCCGATCAGGGTCGCCACGCAGCACCGCAGACAGTCGTCAGCGGTTCGCTGGTCCTCCTGCGGACCACAGAAGCGACAGCTCCAGTCGTGACCGACGGCGCGACAGCAGCCCGGGCACTTCGTCGAGGAACTCATCGCAGCTCGTCCGCCAGCCCGGCGGCTCTGGCCTGCTCGATCCGAGCGCGAAGCTGCTCATGCGTCTGCAGCTCGAAGTCGTTCGCCGAAACCACACCCATGTCGCTGGTGAGCACTGCGAGCTCCGCAGCGACGTCGTCGCTCCGTTCGGGGTCGCTCTTCATCCGGCGAACGCACTCGCACGCGTCTGACTCGTCGACGTGGAACGAGACGAAGCGCGGATCCTCTCCATCGCAGCCGGAGAACACCGCCCAGCCGTCGACATCGGTGACAGCCTCGAGCCCGAGATCGTAGAAGTTCATGCTCCGAGTTCCCTTTCGAGCCTCGCTTGCTCCTTCGCGCGGCGCGCCGCGATCCGCATCCGTGCCTGGTCGAACGCCGGAACGAAGTGCGCGCCGGCCTTCATTGCAGCCGCGTGCCGCTTTGGAGACAGGTCGTAGTGCGGGTGCGACGGGTGATCCTGGAACCACGAGCGGCGGAGACCGATCCGCTTCGCGAAAGCGTGAAGCTCCTCGATGTCACCGTCAGTCGTCAGGTGGGCTGACCCGCCCTTGAAACAGCGGTGTTTCGCGTGCGGCCATACCACCAGCTCGTCGACCAGGATCACGACCAGAACTCCTCGAGCCAGGCGTGCGTCTTTGGGAAGTCGCGGACCAGGTCAGGGGGAGGAGCGCCGTCGTCACCACCGCAAATGAACTGCATGCACTGCTCGTCGCTGGGCAGGTACCCCGACGTCTGCTCGTCCTCGCTCAAAAGCTCCCGGAGCTTCGAGCGATTGAGCTCGATCATCGAGTCGCAGTAGGCCCACTCGGCGAGCTGGCGGGCTGCGCGGTGGACGGGATGCTCGTCGACGGTGCTCATCAGGCGGCCTTTCGACGCGTGAGCCGGTACCGGAGCGGAGCGCCACGGCGCGCGTTGTCGCCGAACCACTCGATCTGCTTGTCGACGACGAGCTGAAACAGCGCATCGACGACCACCGGATGCTCGTCCTCGCCCGCGATGAGCCTGCAGAGCGTCGTCTCGGCGAGCCACGCTGAGCCGCGCAGCAGCTTGCGGATCAGTCCCGGCGCCGCCCGGTCGAGCCGGCACCAGCACTCCGCGCATCGGTTGTCGTCCGAGCCGCCCGGGCATGCGCAGAACCAGCGGCCGCACGCGAAACGCATCCCCGGCGAGCGGCATCGGAACACGTGCCCGCACGAGCCGTCGCACTCGTACTTCACCGCGGGCTTGCGGGTGAGTCCGACGTCTGCCGGCACCATCGCCGCCCATTCCTCGGCGGTCCACTCGTCTTTCATCGACGGTTCCTCCGGTAGGTGCGGCGGAAGATGAAACCGTGCTCATCGCGCCGAACGAGGACGGCCACGCCGACGCCGTGCACCACGCGCGTGCACTCGACGCCGGCTTCGATGATGGGAAGCGTCGGAGCGGGATTCACGGCAACTCCTTGACGTCGAGCTTCTTGCGGGACGCATGAAAGACGACCGTCGGCTCGGTCGTGACCGTCCAGCGCGTCACGGTCCCCTGCGCATCGCGCACGTCCACCGACGACGTCTCAGGGTGATCGAAGTCGGACCACCGGCTCTCGATGTACTTCTCAGCGGCGCACTCGGCATCGTAAGCGTCGACCTGCTCCGCATCGTCAGACTCTTCGTTCTCCGCCTCCCAGCACCAGAACGTGCTCATCGGATGTCCTCCGGCGGCGCGATGCCCGGCCGCATGCCGCGACGCGCACCCGACAGATGCGCGTGCCAGTTCAGCAGCACCGCTGCCGACGAGATGCAGTGGTGCAACGCCTTGTCGGTGTCGCCTTTCACCGCGGCCGCGAGCGCCTTGCCCGAGAGGAAGCCGAGGAGCCAGAACCAATCCGATGGCGCCTTGCCGCCGTCGTGCACGACGCCGAAGCGCTCCGCTTGGTGCGCCGCTTCGAGCCGGACAGCTTCGAGAAAGTCGTCGATCCGAGGCGTGTTGATGAGCGTGCGCAGACGTGAGAGTTCCTCGATGACGGACGGCGCGCCGGCGGCAACCGCTCGCAGCTGGTCGATCTGGCGGAACAAAGACTCCGACCCGAACGCGCGCTGGCAGGTCGAGCAGCCGATCCCTCCATCGAGCCCGACGCGGAGCTCTCCGGCGCAGTCATCAACGAGACAGCGGGTCACGGCTCGGTCTCCTTGAGCAGCTCCGTCGTCTCCTCGCGCCACGCCTCTGCCTCGTCGCGGTCGTCTTCGAGCTCTTCGGCGAACATCTCCAACGAGATTCGAAGGCTTTTCATGCCGGTTGCTCCGGAAGTGTTCGCGAGGGGAACTGTCCGCGGTACGCTCCGCGATAATGAGGGTTTTCATCAGCTGGTCGAAGGGGCGCAGCCAAACGGTTGCGAAGGAGCTGCATACGTGGATCGGGGACGTTCTCCAGGCGGCGAAGCCATGGATGTCCTCTGAAGGGATCCGCGCTGGTGCGCGATGGAGCGACCAGGTCGCCACGGTGCTCGCGGAATCCAAGGTCGGCATCCTCGTCGTAACACCCGAGAACCAGCGGCAGCCGTGGTTGCTCTTCGAGGCGGGCGCACTCGCGAAGCAGTTCGACGCCGCGCTTGTTTGCCCGTACCTCGTGCGCATGGAGACCGAGGACCTCGAGCCGGGTCCGCTGACGCAGTTTCAGATCAAGAAGGCGACGAAGGAAGGCACGCTGGAGTTGATCCGCACCATCAACTCGCAGCTTCCCGATCCATTGCCGGATGCTCGACTGGAGCGCCTGTTCAACGGCGCGTGGCCAACACTGGAGAATGTTCTCGCCAACCTGGGCGATGCACCGGATGCGCCGCCTCCTCGGCAAACGGACGACATGCTGAAGGAGATTCTCGAGACCGTTCGTGCGCTTCGAAGAGAGCGCACGCCACCGAAAAGCGACGGTGATTTGATTCTCAGGCTCTTGCGAGACCCCACAAAGACGGAGAGGTTCAAGCGCCATGCCATGATCGACCTTCTCGAAATGGAGAGGGCCGGGCGACCGCTTACTGCTGAGGAAGTCAAGGCGGGTCAGCGTTTCAAGCAGGCCATAGACAAAATGGCTGACGAATCCGCCGCGGCTGAACGCGAAAAGACGGACGTGGAAGATGAGGAATAGCCCGTTCATCCACTCGACCTTCACGCTGCCACCGCGCTTTCCCACTTCGGGTACGCCATCGATGCGGGAAGCGCGCGCCGCAGGCGGCGATCGAGCGCCCACACGTAGCGATGGTTGCCGCCGTGTCGGAAGGCGGTCGTGGTGGCGTCTACGGCCTCACGCACCCATGCACGCCAGTCCGCGCCGGGCATGAGCTCTCGAGCCGGCGGGGGCGCGCCGTGCGCCATGAGGAGCTCCGTCGCGTAGCGCCAGCCCTTCCGTCGACTACGGAGCTTCGAGAGCGCCGCGTCCGACAGAACGGTACCGTCGGCGAACATCCGCCGCGTGCGGCGCGCCGTGCGCCCCACGTAGGTCGCGTTCGTCGCCTGGTAGATCGTGCCGATGTGCCCGACGAAGACGACGGCACCGGCGGCGCGACGCGGCTCGGGGTCGGAGTGCGCCACGATGGCGACGAACCCCTCACGGCGCGCCAGCTCGAAGCAGCGGGCAAGGAACCAGCTCTCCCCGTTCGCGGGGACCTCGTCGAGGAGCACGAAGCGCCCGAGCTCCGCGCGGCCGTCGTCGGCGAATGGGAGCGCGGCATCGAGCGCGGCCTGGCTCGCGGGCTGTGACAGCACGGCCACGCCGACGAGCTCGGCGCCACGGTAGAGCCCGAAGCGCCGCAGGGCCGCCGGGTACGAGCCGCTATAGTGGTGCCGCTCGACGAAGGCGCGCGCCTCCCGGTCCGTCGTGATCTCTGCAACGTCGTACGCGCTCGTCCGGATGGGCTCGCCCGCAGGGCGGTAGGAGCCCGCGCGATCGCGCCAGCGCTGGCAGACGGAGGCGATCACGCTGCCACCGACCTGGTCCGTCCCGTGTTTGCCGCGAGGAGTGCCTCGGCGACGTCGGGGCTCTGGCTGTTGCCGCAGAGCTCTGTCTGGTCACTTTTCGTGAGCCGCTTCCCGTTGTGCTCCAGATCGATGATGTACTCGGGGCCGAAGCCTTGCGCGCTGAACAGCTCGCGAGGCGCCAGCATTCGCATCCCAATGTCGACGATCTCGTAGAGTTCCCCGTACACCGTCACGAGGGCGAAGCGCGCCTTGCTCGTCACCGTGTGCAGTGGGTCGAACAGGCTTTGCTGCTGTCCGGACTGCGCGCCGTAGTACTTGATCAGGAAGGCCCGGACCTCGGCGAGGTGGCCGCCCCCGCGATCGTTCGCAGTGATCGTGGGCAGCGGCGCGTCCATCGACGAGCCGGTTGCCGTGCCGTAGTACTTCGTGAGCCAGGCCGTTGTCAGCGAGTGGTGGTCCCGTGACGTCACCGTCCCGAGCGGGCGATCGACGGAGTGCCCGACTACGGTCCCGCCTCCAGCGACTCGGTCCGGGTCGCCGTAGTGCTTCGTGATAATCGGACAGACGAGGTTCTTGTCATTCGTTCGGCAGATCGTCCCGAGGGGCGTGTCGAGAGGCTGCCCCCGGAAGGTGCCGCATCCGCGCCCTTCTTCGATGCCGGCGCCCGTTTTGGTGGAGTAGTGCCCGGTCCGAACGACGAACGGATTGACCAGAGCAAGCTCGCCGCGGTGCGCGCCCGTCACCGTGGGCAACGGACCGTCGATCGAATACACGCGGGAGTCACCCTGGTGCGTCACGGGAATCACGAACGGGTTCGGCGCATTGACGACGTAGCGCTGCAGGCCCTTCGCGATTCGACGCATCGTCGCTTCCGCCAGCGGTTTCTTGCGACCGAAGACCGACCGGACGGGGAGGCTCCAATCGATGATCTCGGACGTCGCGCGCCACGGCTGCGGACGATGCTTTCCGTGCGTCGGCTCCGGCCAAACGATCGGCTGACCGTCGCGGCGACCGATGAGGTACAGCCGCTTTCGAGTAGTCGGCGAGCCGTAGTCCGCGCAAACGAGTTGACGCCACTCGACGGCGTACCCAAGCCCGCGGATCTGCGCGACCCACGCGCGGAACGTGCGCCCGGCGCGCCCCTTGTCAGGAAGCCCATCTTCTCCGAGCGGTCCCCAATCCTCGAACTCTTCGACGTTTTCGAGCAGGAACCCGCGAGGCCACACCGCTCGGATCCAGCGAGGAACGACCCATGCCAGCCCGCGCACGCGTCTCTCGGCGTCCCGCATCGGCTTCGCTCCGCGAGCCTTTGAGAAGAACGTGCAGTCGGGCGAGAACCAGATCCAACCGACGCGACGCCCGGAGCACACCTCGCGCGGCTCCGCTGCCCAGATGTCTTCGCAGTAGTGCCGCGTCTCTGGATGGTTCGCGCGGTGCATCGCGAGCGCGACCGGGTTGTGATTGATCGCGACGTCCGGGGCGCGGACGGCGCGTTTGATACCCTCGGACGCCCCGCCGCCCCCGGCGAAGTTGTCGACGAGCATCTCGGTGGGCTCGAACGTGGCGCGTAGGACAGGAGGTCTCACGCTGCCGCTCCCGATTCGAGGCGGGCGAGCGTCGCACCCACGGCGGCAACTCGCCGATACGACCGCGCCTTGGTCAGCTTTTCGAGCTCACGATGAAGCCGCTCGGGCTGCCCCAGGACGAGGCGTCGTGGCTCCAGCTCCGGGTGCTCGCACCGAAAGAGGGCCTTCGCGTGCAGGTGCGAGCCGAGGCTTTCGCCGTGTGAGACGAGGAACCACTGCCCGTTTACGCCGGGGTGCGCCGTCCCACGGACGAGCCGCCCATCGACGCGAGCGTACCGGACGTCACCGCTCTGCAGCTCGATGCCGTCTCGGTCGTAGTAGGGCCACGACTTGAACTCGCTCTTCGCGGGCCAGCCGTCCGGGCCACGGACGAAACGATCTGCCGACCACGAACGGTTGAACGCGCCAAGTGCATCGCCCTCGTCGAGGCGACCTTCCTGCACGCGGAGTACGGCGCGCCCGAGTGGCTCAGAGCTCCGGAGTGCGGCGCTCAGCGCGTAGCCATAGTTCAGGCGCAGCTTCTCAAGCACCGCCACGACTTCGGCGACGGCGTGCAGACGCATGTACCGAGGCAGTCGAGCGAACTTGTCGAAGTCGTAGCGGCCCCCGTTGGAGTTCGGGTTCGGCCCGCGGTTGACGTTTTGAAAGAAGCTCAGCTCGATGTGCCGCCCCGAGGTGTTCGCGTGGAACTCGATGCCACGCTTCTCGCCCACGTGATTCCACGGGGCGAGCGTGGGCCATCTCCTTTCCACGTCGGGGTCGCGTCTCGTCGCGAAGCCCCTTCCTCGGAGGCCAGCGAGGATCGAACCGTACACTTCACGGATCCCCTTCTCTTCGACGGTGTCCTCCCACACGTGCACGCTCATGTCGTGGACGTGGAGGTAGCCGGCTCGTTCGCTCATCGCAGTTCCCTTCGCAGCACCCCAAGGCGCTCGTACAAGTCAGACATCGCGCGCTCCCACTCGTGGATGCGTTCTTTCGACCAGCCGAGGAACGATCCGGCGAAGAGGTGCAGCTCCTCGCGATGATGTTTTCCGCACAGCGGGATCGCGCCCGCGTCCCCATCGCGTAGTGCCAGGCCTGCCCCCGTCGGATGATGCGCCTCGACCGGGAAGCGGCACCGCGTCGAGCCTGGCAACGGATGTGCGAGCACAGCGCACGGGAGCGAACGGATCCACGCGAGGTGCTTCGGATCGGATTCGGGATCGCGCTCGCGCGTGATCGGGTCGTGCTCGCGACCGTAGATGTCCTTGGATAGGAGCCACTTCTTGTTCATTCCTCGGCCGGCTCGAGACGCTCGATCGTCCACCCCATCCGGAGAGCGAAGGCGCTGGCCTCCTTCCACTCCCTGCCGAATCCGAACGGGTAAGCGATGTCGCTGCCCGCGATGCGGCCTTCGGCAACCGCGACCATGCGGACGTACGTCTCGCACCGGTCGACCCAGGTGCAGCGGAACCAGGTCACGACCGATCCCTCGGGAGCTGGCGCACGGTCCAGCCCGCCAGGTCGAAGTCGCGGCACTCGTCCGCCCAGAGCGACCCGACGTCGGCCTCCTCCGGACACGTCGTCGCGGCAACGCGCTCGTTGACGACGAGCACGCGGAACGTCTTGCCGAGAACCGTCGTCACTTCGAACCACTGCGCGTTCACGCCGCCGCTCTCGGGATGTTGATGCGGTCGTCGCACAGCTCGACCACCTCGGGCACGTGCGAGACGAGCAGGACGTGACGCGCGCCGACACGCTCCGCGGCCCGCCGGAGCATCGCCACGTAGGCCCGCACGTTGCCCTTCGAGACGGCCGCGCCGGACTCGTCACGGACGAGAGTGCAGTCCTTCGACCCCGCCCGCTTGCAGGCGAGCATCATCAGGCCGAGACTCGTCGCCGTCTCAAGAATGGCTTTCTCACCGCCGCTGAAGTCGGCCGCCTCGGCGGTGCGCCCGGACACCGTGTCGATCACCATCACCTCGCAGCCTTCGAGCTGACGCTTGCCGTCGGCCGAGAGCCGCGTTGTCTCGATGGATATCGTCCAGCGAGTGCCGAAGCACGAATGGAGCAGGTCGTTCACCATCTCCGTGAGCTCGGGCCCGGCGGCGTCGATCTCGAGCGCCTGGATGCCGTCCCGCCCGATGTCCGCGGCGAGCCGGGTCCACTCCGCGAGCTCGTCGTCGTGCTCCCCTCGTTCGTTCGTGAGAACGGCGAGGCGCTCCTCGGAGGCGCGGGCGTCCGCGAGACGCTGCTCCAGGGCTGCGACTGACGTCGCGGCGCGCCTCGCCTCGCTCTCCGCGGCGTCCGCGGCTGACGCGCACGCAGCGACGTCGGGAATCGGGGGAGGCGCCGACGGCTCGGGTGTGGCCGTCAGGTCGGTATCGATCTGAGCGAGCTCCGCTCGGACGGACGCGAGACGTTGCTCGTGGGTCGCGATGCGCGCCGTTGCTTCGGCGAGCTTCGTCACTCGCGCGGCCAGCGGAACGGCGACGGCGATCTCCTGGTCGAGCACCACCACCCGGGCCTGCGCGGCGGCACGCTGCTCCTCACGGTCCACGGCCGTCGCATCCGCCAGTCCTCGGGCGACTCTCGCGGCGTCGGCCTCCTCGATGGCCTTGTTCGCCGCCTCGTCAGCGTCCTTCGTATCCTGCTCGGCAGCAGCCAGATCGCTGACGCGGGCCGCGAGTGGCTCGAACCGACGGACGGCGATTTCCTCGTGCGCCCTGGCGTCATCCGCCTCGCGGACGGCCTGCTCGGCAGCTCGGAGCCGGGCTGGGAATTCTCTCGCCTCCTCGACCGCATCGTCATCGAGTGAGAGGCGATTGAGTGCTTCCTGCTTGGCGTAATCGAGTCCCGTGTCCGGTTCCCAATCCCCGGCGATGTTCGTCAGACCCTGGCGGAGCGAACCGATCCGCTCCGCGGCGCCGTCGAGGCGCTGCCCGCGGAGCTCCTCGAGCGCCTGACGAGCTGCTTCGACGGCCTCCGTCGCGGACGCGAGCGCCTCACGCCGGGCTGGGAGGACGCGGGCGGCCTCCTCGATGACCGACCGATCCGCGAGCCGCTTCTCGGCCCGAGCGCGCCGAGCCCGCGCGTCGGCTGCCCTGCCCTCTGCGGCGACTCGCGAACGCTCGTGCCCGTCGCGCTCCCGCACCGCGGTAAGGCGAGCGACTTCGTGCGTCCGAACCGACGTCTCGAGCGATGCAGCTTCGGCGCGGAGTTCGACGAGCCGAGTCTCTGCCGCGCGGATCTTCACCGCGTCGATGAGGATGTTCCGGTTGTTGGCGATCCGTTCCTCGATGTCAGCGATCTCCGAGCGCTTCGCCGCAAGGCGTGTAAAGAGTTCCTCACGGCGGTCTCGGACGGCGTTGAACTCCCAGGTCCGCTGCTCGATGAGCACGGCGCCCGCTCGCGCGGCATCGACAGCAGCACGGGCGGCGACAAGGGACTGCTCAGCGGTCGCGACGCCGGCTCGAGCTGCGTCTAATTCCTTCTCGATCTCGGCCGGATCGCCGGTGGCGCGCCGCTTCTCGTCGTCGATCCGGCTGGTGAGCGTGTTGATCGCAACCCGCGTGTCGCGGACGTGCTCGCGGGCGCGAGCGGCGAGGAGCTCGAGCCGCTCGATGCCGAGCACCCGGAGCAGGATGGCCTTGCGCTCAGCGGGCTTCGCGCCGAGGAACCCCGATGAGTTCTGCGCGGCGAAGAGCGAGGCGAACGTGACCTCCGGCGGCGGGCAGTGCTTCGCCGCCCAAGCGTCGAACGACCGCACCTTCGAGTCCGGCAGGACCGAGATGCCATGCTCGTCGAGGACGACGGCCTCGGACTTGCCGGACACGCCGTCGAGGACATGCCGAAACGTCCGCGTAGCACCGTTCACGAGCGTGGATTGCATCCACGAGTCCTTCGCCGTGGCTCGCTTCACGAGCGTGCCCTGAGTGGGCATCGTCCGATACATCGCACCGGCGAACGCGGACTCGAGGAAGAAGGACTTCCCCACCCCGTTTTCGCCGCAGACGGCGATCAGGAGCTTGTCGGCGTACTTCGACAGATCGACGACGAAGTCCGAGAACGGACCGACGTTGTGATACTCGACGCGCTCAAGCTGCAGCACGGGCTTCCTCCTCCAGAGCAGTCACCTTCGTGAACAGCCGCTCGCGCGCCGGCGCCGGAATCTCCTCGCCGCGCGCAGCCCAAAGCGTCGAGAGCTTCTCGGCGATCGTCAGGGCGCTCGTGATCTCGGGGACGCGGGCGCGCGTCGTCGCGATGACCTCTTCCTCGAGGATGACGCTCACTGCGCCGTTCGCGAGGAGCTCGGCGCGATACTCCTCGGCGGCGCGACTGGCGACCGCACGGTCGCTCACTTCGACGGCGTAACGCACGCGGACCTCGGCGCCGGAGACGGAGGCCTCGCGCTTCATGTCGCGGAACCCCCGGGGCTGACCGCCGTCGTCCTGGCCCAACGGGCCCGACCACGTGGCGTTGACGAGCGCCATGGGCGTCGCAGGGGTCGCGACCCGCTCCCACCCGACGACTCGGCCGCCTTCGACGTTGAGCACCACGTACCCCTTCGGGCCTGGCTCGCCCCAGTTGCAGTGCTTCGGCGCGCCCCCGTAGATGCAATCGGCATCGCCGATGCGGAACGCCTGCTGCGCGTGCACGTGCCCGCAGGCGTAGAAGTGGGCTCGGAGCAGCCCGAGCTCCTCGAGCGAGACGGCCATGTCGGCGCCGACGATCGGCTGGTCGTGGTCCGTCGTCGCTCGGTCGATCATGACGTGCGCGAGCGCGATGCGCGGCGCGTCCCCGTGCGCGTCCATAGCCTCGGCGAGCCCGCGGAAGTCCTGACGAAGGTAGTCGGTCGCCTTGGCGTTGCTCTCCTCGAGCCCGAGCCGGCCGTACTTCGCGATCAGAGAGGCCTTCCGCGGCCACGGCACGCACGCGATCAGCACGTCGCCGATGCGGTCTACGTCGGGATCCGAGTGGATCCGGATCGGATGGCGCCCACGGAGCCGGTTGAAGACGTCGAGGTCCCCGTCGATCTCGTGGTTGCCCTTGACGCCGACGACGGGGCCGATCGTCGCCATCTTCAGCACCCACGCGACCGCCGCGTTCCGCTCCGCGATGCTGCTCTTCCCCTCGTAGAGATCCCCGCCGAGGAGCGTTCCCTCGCAGCCCCGGCGCGCAGCGTCCTCGGCGATGAAGTCGTGGACGCGGATCGTCTCCTCGAAGCGGGACGCCTCGTCGAAGTGGTTGTCGGTGACGAACGCGAGCTTCACGAATCGCTCCCGAGGCGTCGCCGCTCGCGCTGCGCCCTGGCGTTCTTGCCGTGGATCGACTCCACCGTCTCGAGCGCGTCGCGCCAGCGCGCCTGACCATCGCCGTAGACCCCGTGGTGCCGCGGGAGCTCATCGTCGATACCGCGCTTAACGGCTGCTTTGGCGGTTGCCCGGGCAACCTCGACGAGTTCGTCCAGGATGAGCTGCTCGGCCTCCTCTGCCGTCATGTCGAACGCCACGAAGTCGTCGACGACGGACGAGAAGCGAGCGAGCCGCCCGTCCGGTTGCTTCACAAAGAACGACGGCATCAGAGCTTCCCGTCCGTGCCCGTCGCCCCCTGGCCGTCCCAGTTGCGGATGCGCTGCTCGGCGCCGTCGGCAGCGCTCTTCAGCGTCCGCTTGTCATTCGCGCCAAGGCTGGCCCACAGCTCTTGGCGCTCGTTGTTGAGCTCCTGGAGCTGCTCCGTCGAGATCGCGTCGCCGTACGCCGCGATGAGCCTCGAGACGCGCGCCGAGGCATCGTTGTTCGGGCGCTGACCGGTCTTCTGCTGCTGTCCCCGCGGAGCGGACTGCTGCCGTGCATCCTGGGGACGCGCGCCCTCCTGCGGACGGTCGCCAGCATCGTCGGCCTGCTCCCGGGGCATGTCCTCGACGTCCTGGGTGAAGATCTCGGACGCGCAGGTGACGAAGAGGATCGCGGCGACGTGCGACCGCTTGATCGCCATCTTCAGGACGGTGTTGTAGGTGTCGGCGACGTCCTCGTTCGGGATCCGTCCGGCGATTTGGCTGGTGATCCGATCGTCGTTGGCGGCGAACTTCGCGTTGCAGCCGTCCTTCTTCGCAAAGCAGAACCACCCCGGCTGCGCCCCGTTATCGCCGTACTTGCTCTTCATGATGGCCGGCTTGCCGCAGTCGGGACACACGCGCTCTCCCTTGCGCCAGGCGTACTTGCTCTCGCGCGTCGAGCACGACCCGAAGCCCTGACCGAGGAACGCTCCCGTCGGCGCGTGGATCAGATTGCATTCCGCTTTTACGGTGAGGTGCGGGCCGTCGAAGGTCTCGGTGATGACGAACTTCGCCGCCAGGCGGAACGCCATTCCGAGGATTTCCGCCCCCGGCTTGAGTAGGGACGGCTTGCTGATGCCAGGCACCACACCGAAGTGCACGCCATCGCGCATCACCGCCTTCTGGACCTCTTTGACCTTGTCCACGCGCGCGATGATCTCCTGGACGGTGAGCTCGTCGGGGCGCGCGAGAGCCGCGGATTCAGTCGTGGTGAGGGCGGTCGATTGCGTTTCCATCGGCATCTCCAGTCGGTTGCGGGTTCGGAGAAAGGCACAGCTCCCGCTCGCACTCGGCGAGCAGAGCGGTCACGGCTTCGAAGGCGGCCTGGGTGTGCGCCCGGATCAGCCGAGCAGCGTCGCGGCTCCCCACCTGGGTGGAGATGAAGCGCGTGCTGACGAGCGAGCGACGTTGCTCGCATGCAGCCAGGTAGAGGTCATACCGATTCGAAGCGTCCTTCACGCGGCTCTCGAGGCAGTGCGGTTTCAGCGCGATCACGGCTGCCTTCTGCAGCCGGTGCAGCTCGACGAGCGATGTCGGGATCACGGCCGCCACTCCCGCGCCGCGCGCGCCTGTTCGATCCGCGCCTGGTGCTCCGGACGAAACGACGACGCCGGCGGCGCGGACTTCGGGCGTTCCTTGAGGAGCTCGATAGAGATCGGCCCCACAGAGAGCGCGCTGAGCACCACCGCGGAGGCATCGGTGATCCGTCCGAACTGCTCGTCGAAGCGCTCGGCCTCCATGCCCGCGTCCTCCCCGCACACCTCGCGGTAGCAGCCCGTCAGACCGCACTGGGTGCACCGGCGGCACGCCATGCATTCCTTGGCGCCGATTGCCCTCTCGGCGCCGCAGTCGATGCAGAGCGTTAAGCCCCCGAGCGCGCGCCGAAGACGAGCCGCGTCTCGCGCGATCTGCTCAGTGAGCTGCGGCATGGCGCGCCTCGCGGGTAACGAGCTCGCCGAGGCGCTTCACCAGGTCCTCTTCGAGACCCTTCAGCTGCCCACGCTCGAAGGCAGCGGAAGTGTGCAGCAACGCCTTCTGGTGCTTCCGGAGCGTGATCTGCGCGCCTTCGAGCGTCGCCAGCGCGATCGCGATCGCCTCGCGCTCTGCCCGCGCGTCCTCGGCTCGCTCGAGGATCTGGGCAGCGCCGTGGAAGCCAGCGCCAGCGAGCATGATGCAGAGGTGCGGGCTTCTCATCGGGACACCGCTCCCACGCATGCGAAGGCGGCGAGTGCGCGCGCCGCAGTGACGAACGTCGCGCGCCGACCCAGGCGGACAGAGCGCCCATGGAAGGTGATGAACCAGATCTTCTCGACTCGATGCAGCCGAGCCCCGCAGTCGAGGACGTAGCTACCGTCGTCCAACCGCGTCCACGGGGGACGCTTCGGCTCCGCGGCTGCCCGAGGCTGCGCAACGGGCACCAGTCGCAGGCGCGTCCGCCGTTCGCCGGTGCGAACGTAGAGCCCGTTGCCGACGCAACCGAGGCCGCTCACGCGACACCCCGCGTCGTCGACTCGGCAAGCCGACGAAGGTACGCTTCGTGAACGAACGAGTACCGTCCCGGGACGGGGGCGCGCGTCGGCGTCGGGGCGCTACCAGCGCGTACCGGCGCGACGCCTTCGAGCGTGTCCGTGCCAGGCTGGACCGCGACGCTGAGCGTGGAGCCGCAGCGGCAGTTCCGGAGCTCGAGGGTCTCCTCGTCGACGCTCTGGAGGCCGACGAATGAGAGCAGAGCCCAGCGGGTCGCGTCGTGGACGGCGCCGCATTTGGCGCAGGTCTTCGGGGTTTGGCACTCGCGGAAAGTCGCCTCTGCGTTGGTCACGATCTCGTTATCGTGCTCATTCGCAACATTGTCAATCTGCAATATTGCGAACTGAGCGAGGCAGGTCTTACCCTGTCCGACCTGGGGGACGTAACCAGCTTCCCGACGTTGGGACTGGCGGTGAAGATTCGAAGCAACCGACGGGACGGCTGGTCGAATGGGGAGCGCAAATGCAGGGCATCGACATCGAGGGGTTGGCGGAGCGGGTGGTGCGAACGCTGAGGCTTCGTTCGGACGCACCGGTGGACGCGATGTGCCTCGCGAGGAAGCTGCTCGTCGCCGTTCGGCAGATGCCGGGCCTGGGACTACCTGGCGATGCCGTCCTCGCGCGGGTGAACGGGCAGCGCCGGATCTACGTGCGCGAAGGCCTCCCGCCACGCCGCCTCCGATGGGCTGTGCTCCACGAGTGCGCGGAAGCGGTGCTGATCGAGGAGGGCTATCGCGGGGCCGACGCCGAGATCGTAGCCGACCGACTTGCGGCGAGCCTCGGCGTACCTCGGCCAGCGGCGGTCAGCGCGTGCCGTGAGCGTGGCGCGAGATGGCGCCAGCTCGCGTTCGACTTCGGCACATCACAGAGCTGCGCAGCGCTTCGGTTCGGCGAGGTCACAGGGCAGCCCATCTTGTTGGTGACGGATCGCCTGCTTCGGACGCGTGGGGAGCCCGCGCCCTGGCCGAGCGTCGAGGAGCTCCGAGCGCCACAGATGTCGCCCGGTATTCGGAAAAGCTGGCTTAGCGACGCGATCCGTCGCGTGGTCGCGCGGCGAGTCGCTTAGGGGCCAGCGCCGGATCGCGTGAAGGCGCCGGCTTCACCTTCGCGGTGCCTTCTTCCTCGGCACGAGCGCGCACCATCGTCGATACGATCCCATCTGCGATCTGGCGATCCGTCGTGCCGTGCGGCTCGTGGAAGCGCTCGATGAACTTCCCAATATCCGCCATCACGCGTGACGCTTTCCAGCCGTGCAGACGGACCATGTCGGACGCGGCGAGCGCGCGCGCCCGTCGGTAGTCAGCGCCTTCGTCGAACGGATATTCCTCGAGGGCGGCTTCAGCGTCCTGCGCCGGCCCCTCCCGACCCTCGCGCGTCCGCTTGTCGCGGTTCCGTACCTCTTCGGGGCGCGGCTCCCGTCCGGGCTGCCACGGCGTGCCGGTGCCCTTGAGCCACCACCGGGAGTCCAGTCCTGTGACGGTGGTGACGGCGTGGACCACCTCGCCCGACGGCCTCTTCATGTCTCTTGAGAACCGGCTCTGGTCGAGCCCCGCTTCATGCGCCAGCGAGAGCTTCGTGTGACCGCACTGCTTCAGAGCCCACTCGAACCGGCCCCGAATAGTTGAGAGATCCGGCGGGTCATCGCTGCCGCGGCGCGCCATGCGTTCATTATTGCGCTCTGGCAATGATGCCGGCAACCGCGCCGCACTCATTTGCGTACTTGCAATATTGCGCCTTCGCATCTATGTTGCCTGTTCATGGGCTCTCCGATGCATCGACGAAACCTGGGCAAGCACTTTTCGGAAGGTGCTCGCCTGGCGTGGCTCGAGCTGCGCGCACGGGCGTGGACGCTCGCGGACCTGACGAAGAACAGCGGCCAGGACGGAAGTGCAATCCACCGGGTCATGTACGGGGACCGGAAACCGCCGCTCGCGGTCGTGCTCCCGCTCCAGCAGCTCTTCGGAGTGCCGGTGGCCATGTGGGCATTGCCGCCGGCAGAGCCGTTCACGCTGCCAGGCGCCGAGGACCAGGAGCAGCACCGTGCCACCGGAACTGAGGGCGGCTGAGCAATGGCAAAGGTGCTGCGCCCGTCTCTCGCGCTTCTGAAGCGTGCGCTCCACCGAGAGGTGGATCGATGCGTCGACGAAGAGACCGTTGGCTGCTTCGAGGCCATCAAGGCGAACTCGCACATCGAACTCTACGAATACTCGAGCAGAAAAACGCCTTTCGCGCGCCGCTTGAAGACAGCGATCTTCGCCGTGTCGGACCAACCCGAGCGCCGAAAGTTGGGGCGTTAGATGCTCGCCTTTGCATTGACGTTTCTGGGAGGAGCCACGCTCGCCGCGGTTCTCTTGGTGGTGGTCATCTACGCTGTGCTCTTCCGCGCAGCCCGCGGCGCGCCGCTCGGGAGTGATGGCGCGCCCGACGCAAAGCCAGTGACGGATGGGCGCGTCCCCGAGGCGAGTGTCGCCGTCGGCGCTGCCATCGAGCAAGCTACCGCTGCGCGCCCGGAAGAGCGGGACACGGATCCGCACTTGATGCGCTTCGACGAGATCCGTGAGAGGTGCGCCGCGGCGCCTCCGGACGCCGTCGCCGAGCCGACGGTGATCTGCCCGACGTGCCGCTCTCTCTATACGATCGAGCCTGACGGAACGTGCTGGTTCTGCCGCGATGGATCCTCGGGCGTCGTTGCGCGAGGTGCGTCGTGAAGAGTTCCCCCGCTGCCGCCGCGGTGCTCGATCCAGAAGACCTGGCATCGTCCGATCCGGATCATATGTTGCGGAGGCTGTTCGGCTCGTCCGACGCCAGCGCAAAAGCTCTTCCGCGTTCTGTGACCACCGCGCATGTCGCATTGTGCGACTCCCATATTCAGCGTGTACGAGGTTGCTCGCAACACTCTCCGGTCGTTCAGCCGTACGCGCCGAACCCGGAGGAGATCCGTTTCCTTGCCGTGTTCGATCGGTGCGCAGCGACCACCGGCATCACCAACGCTGCGGAGCTCTCCGACGCGCTGAGTCTCGCCACCCGACGTTGCTGGTCGGAGACGATGGTGCGCACGAAGCTAAAGAAGCTCTCTGCGAAGCACGTGATCGTGGGCATCCCGCGCATCGGCTATCGGCGGGCGCTGTAGGCAACATGACGACTACAGCACACGCTTTCGAACGCCTGCCATTCGGCCATCGACTCGACGCATCGAGTCACCTGAACGCGCGGTGGCCACACCGCCTCTCCGACTGAAAACCGCCTGCCACGCGGCGGGACGCCGGTCCCGTCAGGAGGTGATTGCTTGTCTGACGTAGAGAAGATCCCGGAACGTTTCGAGCAGCGGAGCTGCCGCCCATGACGGCGTCGGCAATCATGCTGGGCTTCGTCCTGGGCGTGCTCGCGGCACGCGAGGGGGCCGCCATGCTCGCCCGCATCGAGGCGCACGAGCGGGAGTGGCTCCAGGCGAACTGGCGGCGGCGGTCCACCAGCGCCGCCGCTCGACGCGCTCGCGGCCAGGGTCCAGACCTCGCCGGGTGGAGCGCGCGCGGTGGCCGGATCGGTAGCGGCGATCCGAAAGGGGCGGCGTGATGCCGACGCGGATCCAGCTTCGACGCACGAAGGGCTGGCGGAAGCCGGAGCACGCTGTCGTCGTCTCGCGCCCGTCGAAGTGGGGGAACCCTTACACGCTCGGCTACTACACGTTCGCGAAAGCGGATGGCTCGCCCGCGCCTCACGACGAGGACGCCGCGCGTGAGATGGCCGTCCGTGACTTCGAACACGCGCTCCTCGTCGGCATGCTCGCGGTCACCGTCGACGACGTGGTCCGCGAGCTCCGCGGGAAGACGCTCGCGTGCTGGTGCAAGCCCGGACACCGGTGTCACGCCGACGTGCTGCTGCGGATCGCGAACGCGCCGTCGAAGGGACGTGCCGCGTGAAGGCGCTCTCCGTTCGCCAGCCCTGGCCGTGGGCGATTCTCTACGCCAACAAGAGACACGAGAACCGCGACTGGGAGCGCTGCCCGTCGTGGATGCGCGAATTCCGTGGCCGAGTACTCCTGCACGCGTCCAAGGGCTGCACGCTGCGCGAGTACGGTGACGCGGCCGCGTTCATCTTCGACGTCTGCGGGCTCGAGGTGCCGCCGCTCGAGGAGCTCCCGCGCGGCGCCATCGTCGGGGCGATGACGATCGTCGACTTCGTCACCGAGGCGAGTTCGCCGTGGTTCATGGGCCCGGGGGCGCTGGTGCTCGAGGACGTGAAGCCGGCACCGAAGATCGTTCCCTGCCTCGGGGCGCAGGGCTTCTTCAACGTGCCGGCGGACGTCGCGGCGCAGCTGCGAGGTGGGTCGTGACAGTCGCGCGATCGATCTCCGTCGCTCAGCTCCAGGAAGCGCTCGGGTGCTCGCGCCCGAAGGCGTACGAGATCGCGCACGAGATCGGCTTCAAGGTCGGCACTTCGGTACGGGTAGATGAAGACAAGCTCACAGCTTGGAAGGAAACAAACGCATGTCGAAAGGGCTCTACAAGCGAGGCGGGATCTGGTGGCTCCGTACCGACCCAGTCACCGGTGACCGGGAGTCGACGAGGTGCAAGAACCGCAAAGCAGCGGAAGCGTACCTCGCCGAGCGGGAGCGACTCGCCGCCGACCCGCATTACGAAGCCTCGCACACGGCCACTATCGCAAAGTGGTCCGAAGAGCTGAACCGCGTGAAGACGGCAACGAAGGCCGAGGGCACTGCGGAGATGTACGCGGTCAAGATCGGTCACGCCGTGCGCATCTTCGGAGCGGACACGAAGATGGCCGCGATCACGCCGACGAGCGTCGACCGCTTCGTCGCGCAGCGTCGTGAAGAGGGCGCGTCGTCGAACACGATCGGCAAGGAGCTCACGGCGATCGTGCAGATGTGCAAGCTCGCGAAGCGCGGCGGCGCGTTCGCCGGCGACATCTCGTCGCTACGCCCGGTGGGGTTCTCCATCGAGTACACCCCTCGGAGCGGCACCCTTACACGGCAAGACGCGACGAAGGTGTTCGCGCAGCTCAGCGATTCGAAGAAGGCTGCCCTAGCGATCGCACTGTCGGTCGGGGCACGTCACTCGGAGATCGCACGCATCACCGCTGATGACGTCGACCTGGCGAACTGGACGGTTCGCGTCCGTGGGACGAAGACGAAGAAGTCCGATCGGATCATCCCGGTCACACTCGACGCGCACCGGTTTCTCCTCACCGCCGCAGTGCGGCTCGGGTTGCCGGCGTCCTGGCCCCGGATGTCGAAGGACCTCCCGGCGCTCTGCGACAAGCTCGGCATCCCGCGGGTCACGGCGAACGACCTTCGACGCTCCTTCGCCACCTGGAACATCGAGGCCGGAGTATCGCGAGAGGACGTCGCGAAGCTCATGGGCCATGGCTCGACGACCATGGTTTTCAAGGTCTACGGGCGGGAGTCCGCGGAAGCATTCGGGAAGAAGCTCGAGCGGGACATGGGTACAGATTCGTCACAATCGCAGCACGACGGCTCCGTCTGCGACCCACTCCCGGAAGACGAATCCGGCGGGAATTCTAGCGGTAGCCCCTCCCGGACTCGAACCGGGACGACCTCGCGGTCCAGGGATTTTAAATCCCCTGCGTATACCGTTCCGCCAAGGGGCCGAGCACTCACCGGCCGTGGCCAGCGCGGCCGAGAGATACCGACAACGCGCGCCGAAAGCGAGCCCTCTCGTTCGCGAGGGTCGGTCGCGCGCCTTCCGCCGAATGTCCCCGGAGGCCACCCGGCGGCGCCGGCGCTCGGGAGCTCGCGCGCTCCGAGGAGTTCCCCGCACCGCGTCCGCCCTCACACGTTTCGACACACCGGGGTGTGTAACTACTGCACACAGCGAGCGATTCCGCGGGGTTCGAAAGCGGTTATTTTTGCCACGACCCGCGGGCCTTCACCTGTAAGGACCGATGTCCGCAAATACCCCCTGGTCAATTCCCTTAGTCTGTCGCACATATCGGTCTCACCCGTGAGGCACGTGCGAATCAATCGATGCCCTCGTGTGCGACAACTCAACTTGCCACATAACCGCAACATTACGCCTGCGCCACTCTTCATCTCGGAGACGTCATGA